GTTTAATATCAATATCTATTTCTATAGTTTAATATCAATATCTATTTCTATAGTTTAATATCAATATCTATTTCTATAGTTTAATATCAATATCTATTTCTATAGTTTAATATCAATATCTATTTCTATAGTTTAATATCTATATTCTAAGCAGCCGGATGTTCTTTAATTCTTTTTACTAACGTATGGTCTGTTTCGGTATAATATTCATCAGGGAGGTTAAGTAGAACTTTAGAATAGCTCTAGGAATGTCTAGGAAGAGGCTGTAAGGGGTAAGATTAAATTTCGGGTACATACCTAGCTCTAAATGAAGAAACCTCTGTAGGGTGCCTCCTAGGCTCTTTAAACGCTATATGCATAAAAGGTACTAAAATACATAAAGTTACATAAAATTAATTTAAAATATATAAAGTTTCTTATTGACTTCCTGTTAGAGAAAGTTATATCGTCTAGTAGGACATCAGCACACAGGAAAGGAAGTTTCCAATGGACACAGACACACAAGAGGAACTGCCCTACGAAGTACGGTTGAAATTGTATTTAAGGTTTTATGATAACCAAATACTTGAGTATGCTGAGCTGTTGAAGGAAGGGCACGAGAAGTTAAGGTTAGCGAATCTTGCAGGTAGGCCCCAGAATATTATGCATTTAATGTGGACGTTTTTAAGAGTCAATGGCGGTAAGTTACGGTTTGCTCGCAGAAGTAGAGATAAGGCTATTAGTATGATTAAATTAGGACTGGTTAGGGTTTAATGAGAAAACATATTATTACTGCATTAGAACTAATTTATATTTGGTTTATTGCAACTCTTGCATATTTTTTATTAGGATTCTTTTTAAGTGAGGTACATGGATGGCTAATTTAGTAGCAGCAGATCACGCTGTAGTACGACATCCTGTTAGGGGTGTTGCAGAGTTTGAAACTAATTATTTAGATAGATTAGAACATAGTCTAAGAGAAGTTATGAAAGAGAACAAAGGGGTTGGCATTGCAGCACCCCAGATAGGTGTACCCTTGTCGGCTGCCATAATTAGGATTAATGGAATAGAAATATTCGTAACTAACTTGCAGGTTGTAGAATCATTTAATTGGAGGATAAATCATGAAGGTTGTCTGTCGCTTCCAGGGGAATCCCATTTGGTTCCTCGCCCAGCCAAGATTCGTATCACGTATCAGGATAAGTCTGGTCTATTCCAGGATGTTCTAGTTTGTGATCCGGATGAAGCAGCGATTATTCATCACGAGTATTGTCATTTGCAGGGGGTGCTTATAGACGATGCTACAGAGTCTTTAGATCCGTTATATAACTATAAAGTTAACCGGTTCAACCGCTCGTTTGAACAAATTAAAATCCAATCAGAGATAGCTTCATCGTTGTCTATTGCCAAACATTCTTATAGAAAACATAAATAATTAATTATAACCCCCTTGACTCGGGTTAGGGAAGAACTATCTTATATATTGTAGGGGGCTCAAACACCACCCCCTTACAAATCCTTCATATTATACAGCAAAGAAACTTATTTAAAAATATTATTAAAAACCTATTGACTTTATACCGTAATGGTATATATTATATATTAGGTAGTGATGCAGTGGGGAGATTACCATGGCTAAACAAAATGATGTGGTTGAGGGGACAGTTTGTAATTACTTGACTGTACTTAATCCAAAAGCAGCTAAGCGTAATGGAACTTGGCACGCGGAAGTTCAATGTGTTTGTGGGACCAAAAAGCTTGTACGACTTTGGAATATTCAGCATGGCGAATCAAAGTCATGTGGTTGTATGAAGGCTAAGCATAGTTGCCCGTCATTCTATACAGGTAGGTCTATGTATGACCCAAATCAGGTTCCGGTTAGTAAGTTGGAAAAGGCATTAGCAGCTTTAAGAGAAATGCATAATGCGAGAATTGTTGGCTAAGATTTAAATATTCTATTTGTTTAGGGCTTAATAGTGAGCTCTATTTTTATACCCATTTCATAGGAGCCAACCAAATGAACAAATATTTTGATTCACCAGTCATTCTTGTTAATTCTGCATTCAGTGAAGACCTAACCGCTGGTTTCTTGGCTAAGATGAGTGAGCTTGAAGAAGAGAAGGAGGAGAAGGTTACGATAATAATTAATTCTCCTGGAGGTCAGATAGATGCATTAAAGACCTTGATTGATGCCATACAGTGTTCCCCTTTGCATGTTACGACGGTTGCTTCAGGCTTAGCAGCCTCCTGCGGTCTGTTGTTGTTAATGGCTGGAGATCACCGTGCTTCATTTAGGTCAGCAAATCTTATGAGCCATATGTATTCATCTGGGTCACGAGGGAAGTATCATGAATTGAAGGCTAGTCGGATCATCCAAGATGATACACATAGGTTCATGATAGAACATTATAAGTTGTACACTGGACTGTCAGAAGCAGTAATTCTAAAAGACTTACTAAAAGAGGATGATGTCTGGCTAACCCCCAGCCAAGCATTGGAGTACGGACTTATTGACGAAATTATCATACCAGACCACAAACCTATCGGACAGAAAGCTAGAAAGAAATGTGAGGCCGACCATGCAAAAGCGAAGGTCACTTGGGCTAAGCAAGTTATAGACGAAAGTATTAAGTAAACTTTATATTAGGAGAACAGCATATTGTCAGTAAATTTAAACATCGGAGTATTCTCAACAACAGCAGCCGCTTTATTATTAACAGTAGCATTACCATTAACCCCAATGGTGTCACAGTTCGCTAGTTCGGGTGTAACTAACCCGTCGGAGAATATAATACGCTTCGACAGCGCTTTCACTGGAGAGAGTACAGGCACTGCTAGAAGCATGATTAAGAAGTTTAATGTGGAGAAGGGCCCGCATGAGCGTATTCTTTTAGAGCTGTCGTCTCCTGGGGGGGAAGTATTCTCCGGTAAGGATTTGCAAGCAACCATGAAATCTAGTTTACCTATTGATACTTACGTAACTTCACTTGCAGCGTCTATGGGAGCTGATACGTTTATGCTTGGTGAAAGACGATATGTAGACGAGGATGCTATGGTAGTGTTTCATGGGGGACACAGTGGGGATACATTAACTACTGAGCCAGTTTTAGAACGCCTTGTGAAGCATCTAGAAAATCCGGAGTCAACTGATGATAATTCGGATATAGCCCCTGCTATTTCTATGATAGATGCTAAGGTTGCGCAGCAAGGTTCGTATATTACTCTGCATGACGTTCGTTCTACTTTGGATATGCTTAAGGCTATAAACCATGGGATGGTAACGCGCATTGCAGAACTTCTGCATAAGACTGATAGCACATGGACTAAAGAGCGTGTTCAAACTGAGCTGTTTGGTGACTTTAAAAGAGACATGATATTTACTGGTAAGCAGTTAGTTGAGATGGGTGTTGCTACAAATCTCAATGCACCAAATGAAGAAGATTACAAATCATACTAAATAGAGAGATACTTTAATGCGACGTTCAAGAAGCGCTACTTACAGGTCGGGTTTTGAAGATAAGGTTATTCTAGACCTTCAAACCCGATCAGTATCATTTCAGTATGAAACATTGAAATTAGCGTATATAGTTCCCGAGAGGGATGCTAAATATACACCAGATATTATACTACCGAACGGTATCATCATAGAACTTAAGGGTAGATTCTTTACTGAGGATCAACAGAAGATGGTGTTGGTCATGTCACAACATCCTGAACTCGATATCCGTATGGTGTTTATGAGATTGAAGGATAAAATATATCCTGGTTCTAAGACCACCTATGCTATGTGGTGTGGTAAGCGTGGTATAAAATATGCTGAGAAAACTATTCCTCAGGAATGGATAGATGAACCGGTTAAAGGAGTAGTGGATGGCAGTTGAGTTTAAGACATTTGAAAAAGGTGATCCGGCTTGGTTGGAGCTTAGATCAAAGTTTATTACCGCTACGGAAGTAGCAAGCTTGTTTGCATTGAACAGCTACTCCTCACCAACAAAGATGTATGAAGAGAAGATTTGCTCAACCTTCCAAGACAATGAATACACCCGAATGGGGCGCATGATGGAGCCAGCAGTGTTTAACTTTGCAGCTGAGATCATAGGTAGGTCAGTGCACCCCTTTGCTAGTAATGGCAACACAGTTTATTTCGACAATGAGACGCATGTTTCAGCGACTCCAGATGCTTATGTATCTAGTGGTATGTTTAACAGTCCAGATGCTATTGCTTTACTAGAGGCCAAGGCCACAAGTAGAAAGAGTGCAACTAAGTGGGTAACAGAACCCCCACTTCATTACCTAATGCAGCTAGCCACTCAGAGCTATCTAGTGGGTATGGATATTGGATATCTAGCTATACTAGTTCCAGAGTATCCGCTTATGCCAGGACTGATATTTAAGACAACTTATATGCCTGAGATAGGTGTGCTAATCGAAGAAGAAGTTGCAAGGTTTAGGAAACATTTCTTTTGGGATCTGCCTAAAGATAAACCCGTCAAAAGTTATAGATGTGATACCGCGAAATGTAAGTTGATGAGACAATTATTAATTAAGAATTTAACAATAGTGCATGACGACTTCACAGTAGAAGAGGTAATGCTAGATCCATGGGATTGATTATATGTATACAAGAGAACAAATAATACAAGATTACATTAATATGTTAGGCACTAATTGGAAGAAGTACGGTGTAGAGATAGTGGTAGCAGCCGATAGATTTGTTAAGTATGCAACTATTGAGCCTACAGATAAGAAGTACAAGTCTTACCTACGCACTATATTGTATAGGTTGGTATCAGATAGTGAAAAGAATAGTATAAAATTCTTACAGCTGTTTCCAGATTATGATGTACCTATAAAGCTTTCTAGTTTATGTTACTTACTTAAAGCAGACATTGAAAGAGATCTAGGTGAATGTTACTACCAAGTTGCCTTAGACAAGTTTGGATCAGGCTTTTCTGTTAAAGAGATTGCTGATCGTAGAGAATTAACTACACAGCAGGTTAAGTGGCGGTTAGAAAAGATTAGAGCATACACAAATAAATGGATAGAGGAGTAAATGAATGCTAGATACAAAGACAATCAACATAAGTAAAATGAACAGCTTAAGGGCCGCATTGGATGCAGCTATCCATAATAGTGGAGGTAAACCAGTTGTGTTGAAAGACGTAGTTGAAGACGCTGAGAAGCTTGTTTCATGGCTGTTAAACCCTGAACTTAAGTACGTGAAGACCCCCGTAAAGGAGACTAAGTAAATGATGAACAAGAATGTGCTAACGGGGTCCATTGTAGTTAGTGAAGATGACATAGAGGTTGTACCGTTTACAAAAGCACAGATAAAAGAGATGCACGAGTGGCAAGAATCTCCCTGTGATAGGCCCCTTCTATTAGACGAAGATGTGTGGAATGTACTGGATGGCCTGTCAGATGAGCCCAACTTGAATCTAAGTAAGTTATCTGATCTCGTTATTAGAGAACGTCTAACGGAGAGGTTTCCAGGCTATAGTATTCTAACAGTACGAAATGATAGTATGTTTGGTGGTTCCATTGGATGCTGTTCATTCTACACATGTTCCCTGGAGAAGTATAAGTCGATAAAGGAGTCAAATAATGCTGGATAAGTTTTGGAGAACTAGATACGACGAGGCAAAGCGTATTAGTCGGATGTTAACAATGGTGTCCTCTTATACAGATACTACGAAAGATTTATTACCGCTAATTGGATTTCTAACTACCTTTAGAGCATATGCAGATAGATATTCTATTCTGCTAACATACGAACCAGAAGACAATGAAGAGTATCTAGGGCATTTCATTAAAATGTACTACCCTGATGGGGATAAAGGACCGTCTGTTGTTGTGAATAGGAGTCACTCAGAGTATGTCTTAAAGCTTATTGAGTCTATTATTGATAGAGATGAGGATTTTGTAGAGAGCATATTGGATGATATGGAAATAGATGAGGATCCTGAAGAAGATCCTTTTGCGGATGCGTTTAAAGAATTAATTATTACAGGAGAGTAGTATATGACAGCACTAGTATCACCAGTTGGTAAGGTTACGTTTACTCAGTTAGAAGAACCGAGATCTTTTAAGGATGATCCTGAAACACCTAAGAAGTATTCTATAAGTGTTGAGTTTGAGGGAGAAGCTGCTAAGTCTTTTAGATCGCAGTTAATTGATCTGGGTAAACCATGCAAGTTAGTTGATGGAAAACTTAAAATCACCTTTTCTCGACACGAGAGGTTAGATAAACCTAGGTTAGTAGATAATAATAAAGAAGTTATTACAGATAGACCACCTTTCTTACCCAAAGGTACTGAGGTTAAGGTTCAGTTTATTGCTAAGGAATTTCCTATGTGTGTAGCGCTCATGTTAGAAGCTGTTATGATTGTGGGTGAACTAGCCCCTTCATCTTCGAGTTCGAAAGAGATAGAGGTTACCAACCCCATAGATCCTGAGTTTCTTGCTGCATTTAGTTAATTAGAGAGGTTTATGAGAATATGAAATTACTTTACTTGGACGCAGAAACAAGAGACCACGGTATTGACTCTGGTCTTGGGGCGGGATGGCCATACAAAGACAAGCTTAAAGTAATTGGGTTCTCATTTGCAACTAACGACACCGCCGCTGAGTGGAGACAAGGCACTAAGAACCTTGTCACACTTGTTTCTCAATGTGATGCTATTGTGTGTCACAATGCTTCATATGATATTGGTATACTTCACATGTTAGGCATTGAGTACCAGGATAAGTTGATATATGATACATTACTTATGGCTAAGCTTAACGATAACCGATTAATGAAGTATAATCTAAACTCATTAGCTGAGAGATACTTTGGTGAGAGTAAGTTAGAAGAAGACTTCATTCCCATTGCTTGGGAGTTGGGGTTAGTTAAAAGTAAATCACAGAATGCAGTTAAGTATGCTAAGGGTAATTTAGATAAGGTGTACGCAAAATATCCTGGTGTTGTAGCAGCTTATGCTAATCAGGACGTAGACCTTACTAAGAAGTTATTCCTACACCTATTACCAAAGATTGAAGACCAAGACTTTACATTCTATAGTGATCTTATTAAAGCAGTTATACAGACACGAGCTAAAGGTGTTAGAGTTGATATTGCTAGAATATTTGAATCTAGAGAGATCATAGAGAAAGACCTATTTAAGGTTAATCAAACGCTGAGTTCTTATTTACAAGGCCGCAACCCAAATTCAACACAGCAACTTGCACAGATATGTGATGAGTTGAACATAACGTATCCACAGACTGCTCTTGGTAATCCTTCAATCACAGCTAAGTGGATTGAACAACAAGATGGAGAGTTCTTCTCTACACTAAATCAATATAAGAAACTAAACAAACTAATAACTGATTTCATTGATAAGACTGTTGCACTAATTGCCACAGTTGAAAATATAACTATTGAAGAAGTTAAGAATCTCAAGTATAGTAGAATACACCCTGAGATAAACATAATGGGAGCTGCTGCAACTGGTAGATTTAGTGGGTCAAACCCCAATATCCAACAGGTGCCTAAGCGTGATGAGTATAGTAAACCATTGATTAGAAGTATGTTTGTACCGGAAGACGGTGAGAGTTGGTATTGTGCGGACTTCAGTGCACAGGAGCCTAGGCTTCAAGTCCACTATGCTGCACGTATAAACTCGCCAGCTGGTATTAAGATGGCTAAAGATTGGTCTGACAACCCTAATTACGACATGCATAACGCTGTGGCCATCATGGTTGGAATAGACCGCAAGGCTGCAAAGACTATAAACCTAGGCCTGAGCTACGGTATGGGGGTTGGAAAACTTTCTAAGAGCCTTGATGTTTCATTAGACTCCGCGAGAGAATTAGTTAAACAGTATCATAAAGGTGCTCCCTATTTAAAAGATTTAGTAAGTGCTGCAAAGAGCAATATTGTACACACAGGTTACATAAAAACCATTCTTAACCGTAAGCTTTACAAAGATGATACAGTTTGGGATGATGACGGTCGTGAGAACGATTTCTCGTATAAAGCCATAAACAAATTAATACAAGGAAGCGCCGCCGATCAGACGATGGCTGCTATGGTTCTTTGTTATAGATATGGCATTGTTATATCGTTTCCAGTTCATGACGAATTATGTATTAGCTCCAGTTCCAATCTTGAGATTACTGAGCTTAAGTATATTATGGAGAATGCTATACGATTAAAAGTTCCTAATAAGTCAGAAGTAACTGTTGGAAATAACTTTGCGGACCAAACTGATTGTAAATTATTATTGAATGAATTTGAGCAACTAGCATTAGTTAAATTTACTGAATCATTTACACCTTTAATTGATCAGTCCTAAATGACAGCGGGAGGTGCACCATTCATGGAAATAGATTTTGAACTAAAACCACTTGCACGGTATTGCACCAAATGTCCTAGGTGCAGTATGGTGCGAAAGAAACAAAGTACGAAGTCATTAAGCGTTTTCAGGGACGGTGATAGTTTTATACGTGTGAAGTGTAATCATGATTCAGAATGTGATTACGGTAAAATGACACGGTTTAAAGATCCCGAACCTGATTTAGATTTAAAAGAAACAGTTGTGCAGGAAGACTTGATACTAACGGTTATCGATAGTGACGCTGAACTACCGAAAACTTGGCAGAATGGGACTGTTTACTGGTATAAGGATGTTTTAGGTAGAGCACAGTATGGTGTTATTCGATACCCAAGTAAAGCCTTTGCCCCCTTAGTTATGTTAAAGAGTGGTGAATGGCGCGGGGGTGCTGGAGTTAAGTATCCCACAGGTCAGTCATTGTTTGGAGCTGAAGGCCTTCAAGGTAAGTCCAAAGTAATTATTGTTGAGGGCGAGAAATCCGCAGTAGCAGGTCAAGAAAAGTTTAAGAATACTGAGTATGCAGTTGTAACTTGGCGTGGGGGGTCTAATAGTGTAAATAACGGGGCGTGGAATTTACTTAAAGGTAAACGTGAAATAGTTCTGTGGCCCGACAATGATCTACCAGGTATTAAAGCAATGCAAGAGATTGCTAAATTATTACCAGCTAGCACGGTTAAGTTATTAGATGTATCGCACTTACCAGCTGGTTCGGATGTTGCAGATGACCCAAGTAAAGAGGATGTGGCTAAAGCCTTTGCAAATGCCTCTTTATTATCAAACACTGAGCGCGCTCCTATGACTCTGGATCAGATTAAGGCGCAGAATGAGTTTTTGAATAAGTATAAACTCACTGGCTTTCCTGTTCTAGATGTTAATTTAAAGTTGCCGCCTTCTGGTGTATTTATTGTTGAGGGAAGGACTGGGCATGGAAAGTCGGCTTTTGCTATTAACCTTGCAGATAACTTTATTAAGGCTGGCAACAGAGTCGTTATCTTTAGCTATGAGATGCCGGCATCAAGGATACTGGGAAGATTAGTGCGTATTAGTAATCCCGATATACCGGTAGCTGAAGCATTGATGGATGAACATGTACCGGAGTATTTGATTGAATCCATAAAGACAGGGCAGCTTGAGATCTATGATCAGTCTGCACAGTTTAAAGCGAATGATCTAGTACAACTTCTGGATTCACCAGAGTATAACGATGCTTTAATAGTATTAGATTACATTCAGATTGTTCCGATGTCGGGGGCTAGGTATGAAAAGCATGAGGCCATAAAGGAGCAGCTTATGGACCCACTAAGGGTAGCAGCTAATAACCATGGGTTTCTGGTTGCTGCCTTAAGTCAGTTGACACCAAATTACGCATCCCCCGAGCTAGATAGCCCTAGGGAATGTAGAGATATACATATGTCAGCTGAAGCAGTGTTTAGAGTTTGGAATAGAGACTCGTTTGCAACACACCCTATTTACGATGCTATTGATAGTAATTATGCATTACATGTTATAAAGAATAGGGATGGGGAATCTAATCAAGTGTTTAATTGCTCGTTAACTGGAGGCGTGCTTGTTACTCCGAAGTCTTTAATGACACCTAAAGAAGTTCTACAGCATTTAAAGAATGCTAGAAACAATAGAAACAAGATGCCAACTGCAACATCTACGGAGGCGTTCTAATGAAATTAAAGGTATGGTAATGGAAAAGCCTATTACAGTTGGTAAGTTAAAACATTTACCATATCCTAGAATGCTTATACAAGCTTTCCAGGCATTGTTTGATGATTCTGATGTTATTACGTTTTGGCCTTTAGAGTTAGGGACTGGTTTAACCGCTGTGTTTCACATTGTTAAAGTTCCAGACCTTATACTACATAGGTATGAGTTTGTAAAATCAGAGTTTATATTTATGGAACCGTACACAGATCTTTACCTTAGAGACTTTATGGAATTTCTAGTGAGCATTGAAGAAAGGTTAGAAGGTGATGATTTATTGGATAAAATTAGTTGGTTGGATAATAGAACTACTGAAACAAAAGAGTTCGAAGCCCTCCGACATTTCTACTGGTATAAACACGGATATGCAGCCTATCCCTTTACAGAGGAGTCTAGTGATAATGACTAATCAACCCCAAGGCCTAAAGCATGATGAAGGTAAATTAAGGTTAGACTTAATACCTCCAACCCTAGAAGAAGCCGTAGCTAGGGTGCTGATGAATGGTGCCTTGAAGTATGAAGATAATAACTGGTTGAAGGGTGTACCGTTCTCAAAGAACTATGGTGCAGCTAAGCGTCATCTGGATAAGTGGTATCGTGGTGTTGACTTTGATGCTGAGTCTGGTTTAAACCACTTAGCACATGCCATTACAGACTTAATGATGATACTACACTTCCAAATGCTTAACGATACCTCTTGTGACGACCGTCCGTACAAAGGTTTACCACTAGCTCCAGAGGCCTTACCGGTTGATGAACCTACTGTGCCTGAGATAACTGCACCTATTGAAGCCATTGAAGGGGAAACTAGTACTAATGGAAATTAACTCAACTGATATCACTAGAAAAATACTTTTCTTAGACATCGAGAACATTGCAAGACCAGAGAATATATTTAGAACATCAGGTAAGTGGCAACGACCGGCTGGGTTTAGTTCGGATCTCGCGTACATACTGTGCTTTGGATATAAGTGGTTGCATGAACCTGAGGCTAAGTGTATACTTAAAGATAAGAAACTATTTAAAAGTAACCCCATAGGGGATGCTGAACTAATGCAACCAATATATGATGTTATAAAGGAAGCTGATGTTGTAGTATCTTGGTATGGGGCTGGCCATGACATGCCGTTTACAACAGCTCGATTAGCGGCATCTGGGTTGTATTTAGATAGAAAGATTCCGCACTTGGATCTATATAAGACTGCTAAGTCGGCTTTCTCTATGTCTAGTAACCGCCTGGACGCTGTGGCTGAATTCCTTGGGGCTGAGCGTAAGGATAAAATCAGTTATGCTAACTGGCCAATGACATGGGCGGGTGATTGGGATGCATACAAGCTTATTGCTGATTACTGTGAACAGGATGTATTAGTTCTAGAGTCACTGTATCATAAGATGCTTCCACTGGTAACTAATCATCCTAACATGGTTAAGCCAAAGTCCTTTAAAGAGCCGTGTGGTCAATGTACAAAGTGCGGCAGCACTAATGTTATTAAGGCTGGGTTTTGGATTGCTAACCAAGCTACTTATCAGAAGTATGCTTGTAAGAATTGTCACAGTCATGTTAAAGGTGAAAAAGTTGACAGGTTCTAATATATAAATCATGGAGGTTCAGCATATGGGTGTTATGAATAAAACAACAGTGGATAACTATAAGAAGACGTTGACATCTTATGCGGAACTGTATGAGCTCTTTAGTACAGGCAAGCGCAAAGGGAAGATGTCTTTTGTGAATGATGAGAAGTTGGTTAAAGAAGTTATGCAGATGGCTGCTTATTTGAGGATGTTGGAAGCTCTATATCCTACCCTTAAAGATTATAAGCCAGCAAGCTATAAAGCTATCTATTATTCTATTAAGAAAGGAAAGTGATTATGGCTAAATCTACAAAGCCCTTTAAGCAGTATATAACAACACATTCCAAATATCACCCGTGGGATTACACGTTTCTCTATAGACATATCTATGTATCTTTGAAGGATATGAAGCCCTTTATCATTGGTAAGAATTCTAATCATGTTATTTCTAAACGATTTATACGAACTTTTAAAGAAGCCCTGGAGCTAGCTAGACGCGTATCTAAAGGTAAGGTTCACAGTAAAGGGTTTCCCTCTAGATACAGGACAGTAGACCACGAAGTTAGAGATAGAATACGTAACGGAAGTAAAGAAGAGAAGATGATAGCTAAATTATTGTATTTAATTTATAAACATTCCCAACGTTGGTGGGATTAGCTATTGACTTTAGTGTATAAACCCTTATATCATGTAATGTAATAGTAGTTTTACCTATTCACATGAGGAGACAGATATGGCCAGACGTCATGTAAACACAGACGCCGAATCAGGTTATAGTGCATCCCGACGAAAAGAGCCCCCAAGGAAACGTACAAAAGAAGACAAGGGTTTTCATAAAACTACACAAGCTGCTGAGACCAGGCTTGCGTCTAAACAAGTAGTTCCCCAAACTGATAATCAACAGATACTGTGGGACACACTAAACTCACGTACCTTGACGATGGTAACCGGTCCTGCTGGTTCTGGTAAAACATACCTTGCTGTTCATGCAGCGGCACAAGCATTAGCTCGTAAAGAAGTTAATCAGATACTGGTATCTAGAACCATGGCAACTGTTGGTGCGGAGATAGGGCACTTACCAGGAACTGAGGTTGAGAAGATGGCGCCCTACGTAGCCCCTATGTTGGAGGCGCTAAATGAGTTCTTTGGTAAGTATGAAGTTGAGAAGATGATTAAGGCTGAGATCATTAAGATTGTGCCTGTAGCCTTGTTACGTGGTTATACCTTTAAGCACTCTTACGTACTTATAGATGAAGCACAGAACATGACAGCACATGAGCTTAAGACCGTACTCACTCGTTTAGGTGAAGGATCTAAGATGGCTGTTATGGCCGACGTTGCGCAGGTAGATTGTACCCATAGGAACTTCAATAGCGGGCTATTAGATTTTATGAATCGCTTACTTGTTTATACCCAGTCTGTAGCCTCAGAATTTATTGGTGTGGTTACTTTGACAAATGACGATGTGGTTAGATCCGCGATTGTTAGAGAAATACTGGAAATATATGATGTAGAGGTGTGCTGATGCCAGCAGAGGTATTCGGAGATGGGGACATATTTGATCGCTTAACAATTATAGGATGTTACCATGAGAAAGTAGGTTTTAAGTGGAAACATTTATGTCAGTGTGAATGTGGGGTTGTTAAGTCAGTGTATGGCACAGATATGCAACAAGGGAAGACTAGAAGTTGTGGATGCCTAAATAGAGAGAGCTCTACTAAAAGAAATACGACCCACGGTCATGGAGGTATGACTGGAGGTAGTAACAATTCTATCACATATACCACGTGGCAATCCATGAAAGCTAGGTGCTATAACGTCAACCAGAACTGTTATTATCATTATGGAGGTAATGGCATAACCGTTTGTGACAGCTGGAAAGATGATTTTGCTCAATTTCTTAAGGATATGGGAGAACGCCCCAGTAGGGATTACTGCTTAGATAGGGTTGACTCTGAAAAGAATTACGAACCTGGAAATTGTCGATGGGTGACTAAAGCAGACAATGCCAGGTTTGCAGTTATGAAACGAGAAGAAAACATTCGCAAGAGGAAAGAATTAGATGAGTTCGAATAATATAAAAGTGCTTAGTTTAGACGGCGGTGGCGTTCGTGGTTTACATACATTAGCAGTGCTACAAGAATTAGAAACAACTTATGGGTTTAAAGTTAAAGATCATTTTGATGTCTTTGGAGGCACTTCAACTGGAGGCCTTCTAGCTGTTCTATATGCAGCTGGTTATGAGACCAGTGACCTGTTGAATCTTTATAATGTTGAGATACCAAAGATATTTACAAAAGGTGTGTGGCGCAAGGTGACCTCAGGGTTTGGCTTGTTTGATGAGAAGTATTCCAACAAAGCACTAAGTGCAGCGGCAATGAAGTATGTTGGTACCACTACAATGAACGAATTGAAGAAACCAGCATATGTTACGACAGTAGACATTACATCTACTATGACCAAGGTTATTGGACCCGATAGCCAGATGCTTGCCAGGCTAGCGGTGTTATCTACATCTGCAGCGCCTACCTACTTCCCGCCTGTTAGTGTTGGGGATACAGCATTAGTTGATGGAGGCTTGGTTGCTAACAATCCGTCAGTAGCGCTTATAACAGAAGTTATGAAAGACCATAAGCTAAAGACACCTGTGAAGATACAAATGCTTTCTGTTGGGACCGGTTATTGCCCTCATGGTATTACGTTAAAGCGGGCTGAGGGAATGGGCGCACTTGAGTGGGCCGGCCCTATATCGGGAACTATGATGTCCGTGCAATCGGGATTCTATCATGACATAGCTAAGGTACTACTTGGTAAAAATTACCTACGGATTAACTCAGAGATGCCTCATGATGTCGCTCTTGATAGTCTTGACAAGGATGATTGGGACTTGCTTATGGAAATTGGTAAAGAGACTGCAAAGTCTACTTTGAAAGCGGACTTAGAGTTTATATTGTAACCCATAATAGATGGAGGTTCACATGACTAAAGTAGTTGACGTTAGTTGGATTGAAGAGAACGTTTACATGGTCACATACAATGGAGTGGTGTACTGTGTGGAAACTAATACCAACAACACTGAATCTCCAATTTCTATACATGTTAATGGATCATTACGTGGGATTGAGCTTAGAACTGATGAAGGTTTATATGCTTGTGATATAGATTACTCAGGGCAATATAAATTAGAACAGGTAGAAGACAGTAATGGAAATCCATTAAGTATTTGAAATTGAGGTAAGTATGAGCTATAATGAAACTAGAGAAGTGCCTTTTGGGCCTATAGGAGAGGTTGTCTTCTATAGGACCTATGCTAGGCGTATTGATGACGATGTGCCGGATGTGAAAGAAACATTTGAACAAACTATTGATAGAGTATTAGATGGTTGTGAAAAGCAATTAAAAATCCCATACACAGCTAAAGAGAGGGAAGAAGTACGCAATACCCTACTGTCTCTTAAAGGGATGGTAGCGGGTAGGTTCTTATGGCAATTAGGCACCTCCACTGTAGATAGATTGGGCTTCATGTCTCTTATGAACTGCGCAGCTTGTGTAGTTGATGAGCCTGTTAGGCCCTTCACATGGACGTTTGATGCCCTAATGGTGGGATCTGGGGTAGGATACAATTTACAACTTAAACATGTGTACTCACTGCCAAGAGTAAAGAAGATACCATTTATTAAACACTTACCTATAAAAGATGCTGATTTCATTGTACCAGATAGCAGAGAAGGCTGGGTTGAGCTTCTAAGACGTGTTCTAGAAGCTTATTTTATTACTGGTGAGGGTTTTACATACAGCACCATACTAGTACGAGGGGCCGGTGAAGTTATTAAAGGCTTTGGAGGCACTGCCAGCGGACCGGGAATTCTTATTGACGGTATTGGTCGTATCCAGAAAGTTTTACAAACACGTGTTGGCCAGAAGGTTTCTCCACTTAACGTATTAGACATAATGAACATTATAGGTAGTGTTGTAGTAGCTGGTAACGTAAGGCGTAGCGCTCAGTTAGCTATTGGGGATCTCATAGATACTAACTACCTGAACTCAAAGAACTGGGGGGAGGGTAATATACCTAATCATAGGTCTATGTCTAATAACTCAGTTGTTGTTAAGAGAATACAGGACATACCTGAATCATTTTGGGAAGGCTATAAGGGTAATGGTGAACCTTTCGGGCTAATAAATATACCGCTGTCAAAGAAGTGTGGAAGGTTAGGGGACTTTCAGTATACTGATCCCGATGTTGAGATTTATAATCCGTGTGCAGAACAAAGCTTAGAGAACTATGAGGTTTGCGCGCTTGGCGAGTGTTATTTACCAAACCATACCTCTAAAGAAGAACTATCAAATACGGTTAAGATCCTGTATAGAATCATAAAACACTCATTGCGCCTTCCGTGCCACATGCCAGAGACAGAAGCTGTTGTACATAAGAACATGCGCATGGGTATTGGTATGACTGGCTATATGCAAGCGACAGAAGATCAGAAGTCCTGGTTACCTGAGGTATATGAGCAGTTACGGGCATATGATAAGCTGTACTCAGCAAAGATGGGCTGGCCAGAATCAATTAAATTAAGCACCTGTAAGCCCTCTGGAACATTAAGTTTGTTGGCAGGGGTAACGCCAGGAGTTCATCCTGGCTTTAGTCATTACCACATTAGGCGTGTTCGCATGCGTACAGATGATCCTATTGTGTTAAAATGTAAGAAGGCCGGATACCATGTTGAGTATCAAGAAGGTTTTGATGGTAAACCACAGTATGAGACATCTATAGTGTCTTTCCCTTGTAGCTTTCCATTAAGCACTGTAGTTGCTTCTCAGATTACAGCTATTGACCAATTAGAAGCAGTAAAGAGACTGCAGACAGACTGGTCTGATAACAGTGTATCATGTACGGTATACTACAAGCTAGAAGAACTACCAACCATACGTAAGTGGTTAGAAGAGAACTATGAACATAGCGTTAAGACTATATCGTTCTTACTTCATTCTGGTCATGGATTTAAACAAGCCCCACTAGAAGAGATAACAGAAGAGCAGTACAATGAGATGACAGCTAGAATAGTAGAGCCATTAGATTTTAGTAGCGTTGGCGATGATGATGGAAATAACCTTTTCGAATGTGAGGCGGGCATCTGTCCGGTAAAGTAGTGTAACAATGGAGGGATCAGGAATATGATAGTAGAAGTGAATACTAAAGGCTTATCTAAAGACAAGAGAAGACTGTTGTATCCTGAGTCCTTTCTAGAATACGATAAGACTGGACTGCTGTATTACTCCTCTAATACCCCTGAGTTTATCTTGGGGGCAGCTGTTAAAGCTGGAGATCCATACAAGGTAAGTGGTCGACACATTACCATATATGACTTGATTGCAAAGAAGGCGGATAGTCAATTAGGGGATTATAATGACTATTAGTCCAAATGTATTTCAGTATGTAGCAACCTTCCTTGGAATTATTGGTATTGGAACTCTTAATTTCTTTCCACGCTATATAAGATATGGACAGGTGACCCTTATTATGTGCAGCTTTTGTTGGATAATATATGGATTTCATAAAGATGAATTTATGGTATGCTTCTCACAGGCTGTGTATATGTGCTTTTCAGGGATAGGTATCTATCGCTGGTCAGAGGTTAATATTAATGCAAAGGATCACTAGTATGGATAAATTCGAACCGATACACCAGCACTTACTTATTAAAGCCATAGTTAACACAGTTATGACAGATCCTAAACAGTTTAAGAAGATGCTGGTAGCATTAGTTCGATTTCTAGGGATGAAGGCGGTTACCAGGCCTCAAGCAGTTTATATTACAGCGGATGGTAATGAGGGTATAACTGGATCCATTAATTTAGCTACATCCCATATCGCAGGTCATGTATGGGATACGTCAGAACTGTTAATGTTCGATATCTATTCTTGTAAACCTTTCGACAGTGATGCTGTAGTTGCTAAGTTAGCATCATACTTTGATGGGTTCAGAGATGTACATTGGCTCTATGTTGATAGAGAGAAGTTCAATGTGGCTCTTTACAGAGCTGATAACCTTGGTAATATACCAATTGAGCATACTAAGGAATAGTCTGCGAAAGGAAAATACATTATGATTAACATTAAACTATGTCATAAGGATGCAAAGGTTCCGACACAAGCGTCTGTAGGCTCTGCTGGCTATGATCTTTATTCATGTGAAGAACTAGTTATCCCGTATGGGGGCATAGAGTTTGTGCGCACTGGTATTAGTGTACAGCTGGCGAACACTGATGAGCATATAAAGATATGTAGTAGATCAGGGCTAGCTTCTAGAGGTATCTTTCTTATCAACGCTCCAGGTATAGTAGACAACGACTACCGAGGAGAGATAATGTGTATTATAATGAACGTTAACCCATCTAGTGAGCCATATATTGTACACAGCGGTGATAGGATAGCTCAACTGCTAATTGAGAAAACAATATCAACTGAGTTTAATGTAGTAGAGTCGCTTGACGCTACCGACAGGGGTACGGGCGGCTTTGGGTCTACGGGAACTTGATTATTATGCTGTGCTGTAACTTGACTTTTCTGCTGCTAATTATGAAGGAGATAGACGATAATGTTTAAAGCTATCTACGATAGAGCAAACAAGCCTAAACTCTTCTTTGTGTTTGCAGTATTCATTACTCTTCTTTGTAGTGAGGTTGTCTTAACAACACTGGTGCCTGCATGGAAGAGTTACTTCTATGATATGTTAAAAGATAAGGATCTCAATGGTTTTAGTATTGGTATCTATTGGTTTGGAGGTTTAATCCTTTCATTAGGTTTGGTAGCTGGTATTAAGGAGTTTATTAGTAGGCTTTTAGCTTTACAAATTAGAATTCCGATGTCTAAGCTTGTTCTTAAGACCTGGGTACATGCGAAGGAACCAGCTACAAAGAACTTTAGTCAACCACAAACTGAGTCTATCCGGCTGTCAACTGAGAACTTCGTAATAGTTGTGCGGGAAGTGTTTATATCCGCTATGGTAGTTATAGGTTTAGCAGTGTCTAATCTAGATAAGCCTAAGGTGCTGCTGTGTGCGTTCCTCTATACAGTTGCTGTATCTATATCAGCCGTATTCTTTGGTAAGCCCTTACGAGATAGTAACCGTAAATGGCAGGAACTAGAAGGCGTGTATAGAGAGTCACTGGGAGATATTGCTGCTGGTAAAGGTGATTATACAGCTAAGGAGAAGTTCCGGCAAGCATGTCAAGGATTTTTAAGATATACCAATATAACTATGTGCTTCACTTTATTTAGTTCCTTTAAAGGCGGCTTAATGATGTTGCTACCTTATTTTATATTCTCTGCCGATTATTTTGCCGGTACTGTGACTTTTGGTCAATTCATGGGGACAGTAACCACGTTTGAATTGCTGGTTATGAATGCCGTGGTGTTTACTACTGTCTATCCGATGTGGACGCAAGTCCGATCCGGTCACGCTATTGTGAAAGATTTCTATATAAAACATTTACACAAATAATCCCTTGACAACTTTAAAATCCACTATATATTATATAGTAGGTCATTAGCAAATATAGGAGAGGGTAAGATGGCTTGCTCAAATATTAGAAGTTGTGTGGAAAAGACGGTTCTATCTCGTGGAATATATGTGATTACAACACTACCACCAGAGGAAGGCCTGGCTCAGAAGGTATTTTACCTTTGGATGGCCGGCCAGCTAGTTGGGCACTCAACTAAGGTTAGGTGCTGTACTGCTTCAAAGTTATGGAGCTTATATCTTAAATCGCGTAAAGTGAGGGGGGTAGTAAAATGACAGAGATGGAATTAGCCACACAGAAACTGTTAGAGAAGTACACAGCAGCGTTAAAGACTATAGCTAACTTAAAGAGCCAGGTAGCAACCCTGGAGTTTGAGAATTCTTGGTTAAGGCTTGAGTTTAAGGGTAAACTTGAAGAGAGCTATTATGAGCCGGAAGGTTGGGATTGGGAAGCAGAGCCAGAGTTAAAATAAGTATTGACTATTGATTTCATAAGACTATATATTGTAGTGTAAGGGTTAAACTAAGGGATAGGAGAAGTTGAGATGGGTGACAAAGTGGACATAAAGACAGACAAAGGCGTGCAGGTGCTAGTTGATATAGACGAGGAGTTTGATACAATTGATATGTCACTTAAGAATATCAGATTCTCTTCGTCAGACTTAGAAGCAGCCAACGAATTAGTGGATTTTGCTTTGAGAGCTAGAGAGCGGTATTTACGGTATAGTGGGTAACAACAGACAGTGGAGGTGTTAAAATGGATAACAACATGAAAGTACAGACAGCCCGTGGAGAGAAAGCATTGTCATTGTTAAAAGAGCAGATTAGGATGACAGAGAAGCTTTGTAGCGCTACAAAACGGATAGTTGATGATATGACAATGGAGGTTGATGTTCTTATGCATAGTCTCAGCAGTGAAAAGGCAGAGCGTAAACGCATGGCTGGTATAAAGTTTAAGTAGCAACTCAATAGAAGGAGGTTGATATGTATAACATAAAAGAACAGGATAAAGTTGTGCCCTACCAAACATGGAAAGCGCTGTATCTAGGGTTGTATGCCGAGCACTGCATACTAAATAAGCAACATGCTGAGCTTCGTAAATATGCAGCAGCATTACAAAGTAAGATGGCTGTGGATATGCAAGTACATCATTACAGGGCTACCAAAGGGGGCAAAGACAATTACACTGGAACGGGTATTAAGTGTACTTATAATGGAGAAAGCAATGTATAGATTAGCTAACCTCACCAGCTAAGGTTGTAGGTAGCTTCCTTAGCTGGCCTGGTTATTACAAGGAGTAAGTTCCATGACAATAGATCCTAGCGGGCCATGTCCAATAGACAGGCTGATCCGAGCAGCTGCAATAATTAAGACACTTAATCCTGAGATTTCTATTGCTCGCTGCGAATATGCTGTCTGGATTGTAGGGGAACTTGTAGATGTCTGTGTTACTCGGCGTCCGGTTGTAACCCTAGAACTGTGGGATGTATTCTTCAAAGTTAGAGAGAAGAAGGCCGCAAAGAAATAACTTACTAAAGGAATTTACATATGTATCACGAATGGGGCGACGAAGACTTTGATTGGGATTCATTGTACAAAGCAGAACGCTTTATATGGATCTGGTTAAAAAGATTAACTGGTGCTCATTTAATGCTTAAAGAGAAATATGGCACATTAAGATATTCATTTATGTTTGGTAGCTCCAAGATAGAATCAATTAAGAATATACAAATACGTCTTGGTAACTGCCTATTTCCATTTATAATATTCATAGCTTGCTGGAGATGGCCCAATGTGGCACAAGAGATCTTGAATGACTTATTACCAAATAGAGGTAAGCCATTACCTTGGTTTGCTAGGCCTTTCGTGAAAGTTAGTCCGTGGCGCAGTATGGAGGATACAGATGACTAAAGATTATACGTTTAAAGAAGCAGAAGCGCTCTTTCAACAAATGCGAGAGCTATCAGATGAAAGGCACCGATATCATGATACGGTATGGCGACTCTGTAAGGACTTACCGTACTATATTGGGGCCACAGGTGAGGACATCCTCCCCCGCCGGAACACTCCAGAGATATTAGAATTTCAAGGTCATATAGATCGCCTTAACCTAGAACTAGCTGCTCTGGAGTCAACGCCGATTTATGTGGCCGTTAAAGAGTTTATAGAAGATGGAGCGGATGCGTTTGGTTGGTATCTTGAATAAGGGGGAGATAATTAATGCAACACGAACTAACAGCTATCTATATTCATATGGCTTTAAAACATTATAAGTGTTTATATAAGCAAATGCAAGACGCCTATGAACGTCAGAAAGCTAAGCGTGCTAAAGCTTTAATGTTTGTACAAGATCTTGAAGATAAGAATGAAGCCCTTAGAGCGGAGCTAGAGTTTAAAGAAGAGACCATATCAATGCTCTATCGTGTTATACAGATACTTAAACAGGAGGATAATCGTGGTGAAGATTAGTAATAATACCATGTACTGTAAGAACAATACACCCAACATAGTAGAAGTCGTTGACAAGATATTGAATACACCTATGAATAGAGCATCTAGATTATTAGAGCTTTATCAATTAGAAGTAGACCTAAAGAGACCTCTTTTCTATGTCAAGGATAAGTATTCTCATAGGAAGAGATACTCTGATATCATGTATGTTAAACATATACTTAATTCTATTAGGAACCCAGTTCCTTCTCATATACCTGTAAATGCCTAACAACTACGTCGTAGGCACCACAGGGGAGCTCACTAAGAGCTAAGCCATTCCACCCTTAGTCACCTACATCTTTTATAAATGTAGGCCCTCCAGAGTCTTTAAAACGACGCACAGAGCATATCTAATACCTTTAATCAGGAGATACTACATGACAGCAACTACGTTGTACACGGCAAAGCCGTTAAAGATAGAACTTAATATTAAAGACTATGAAGATCTAGTCGAGAGAGCACTGGCTGGCAGTAAGAAAGCTGAGAAGCTCTTAATGAGTGATAGAATAGTTATAATCGAGCAGGAAGACGTTAGCGACACAGTCGCGTGTAACGTAGTTACTGGAGTTACTGATGAACTTACTTAGCCTAGATTATGACCCTATTAAACATGAACAAGCCTTATTAAACAGAATAATTGAATTAGAGTACAGCTTTATGGATGGCAAGTCTTCTGATACATACTTAGAGGACATAATGTCAGTTGAATACATGATGCTAGTAGCAGAACTAGTTGGACTGAGAAGAAGAAATAAGGAGAACCCGAATGACACAACCGAGTAACCAATTAGAACAGTTACAACAACAACTTGCACACCTAGAGGCAATAGTTAGTGGCTTAAATACAACATTAGTAGCCTACAAAGCATTTCATGGTCTTTTTGGACACTTCTCTGAGAGTGAGGAAGCAACTATAGTAGGCTACCAGAACCAGATAGATGAAGCTCAACACTCTATTGCAGTCAAGAGAACTGCAATTGCAGCTTTACAGACGGTTGTTAGTATGTTACCATAGCGTTTAATAACAGATTGGAGATAGATATATGCTGGCAATACCCCGAAGGGAAGACTTTAAAGCATTACTTATTAAGAAGTTTATTGGAAGGCGGATATTGTCAGACGAAGGATTGTATCCTCCTACCATTGGTTATAAACTAGTAAATGCTAAGATGATTAGGGATTACATTAAAGAACTATTTGGTTTGAAACGTAAAGATGTTATTGTTACTTGTACTGATAATGAAATATGCGTATTCATGACATCCCACTGCTACAGGTTATTCTACATTGCTGCTGAAGAGCTGCACCTAACCCGAACAGGGCTATACACTAATCAGAAGTGGTTATGATAATAACGCAGTTACGTTGTCACATGGTTATGATAGTATCATGGTTACACTAGACATAAAAATACCCCAGCTGGACAAGTAACTAAGTCGTTACAAACCAGTCTGGGGTTTCTTTTTGTCAGTAACTCTACTTTAAGACATGAAGTCCTTCAAGCATGTGCTCTGTAGTTCCTAAAGCAAGTCCGACAACCAGCCAGCTAACTATAGCTGCTATCTTGAAGTACGTATTGAACTTAACTCTATCCTCTTTTAAGCTCATGACATCTATCTTTAACTCTTTGATGTCCTCTTTTAAACTAGTAAGTATCTCATAGATTGATTCTAGCTTACCCTGCAAGTACGGGTCGGAGTCGCTTGCTGTTCGGTTGCTTGATCTCATTTTATTTACATCCCACTTCACAACACCTTAGATTTTACAACTACTATTAAAATTAAAGTGGAACCAACCCATTCAATGTATAGGGTCCAAACGTCCTTGGACCAGCAGTAACATGGTATAAGATCTGATAATAATGATACCCAAGAGGGATGGAAGTTCCCGCAAGGAAATCATTAGTATAATCTTTACTACTGTTGTTAAGAGTAGGGACAGTTTGTGAGTCCAGAGCAAACCCTAGATACACAGCACCATCATTTGTAATTGAGCCTAAGTGAGTGTTGATCTGGATATTAATATTATCTAGACCTCCAATGACAATGTCCGCCCTAGTCTCACCAAGAGTGTTGTTACCCTCAGGGATCGCGAAGTCAGTCTCTGACCCTACCCAAGCATCTGCATCAGGAGCAAACGCTCCTAATATCTTTGGTATCTTATTGTTCTCATTATACACAAACCTTCTACGGGATGAATCTTCACATTGACCAGCAACGTTTGTCGTTCTAATAGTACCCACATAACGAGTGCTTGTGTTTGTAGCTAAGGTAAGAACACCTTGGAAACGAGTTACACTAAAGGTAGCCCGTGCTGTGTCTGTACCCCATGGAACTAGAATCATGGATGGCACACCGGAGTTATAAGTGATAAATACATCGTAGTTGGTGCCGGTTGTATCAGGTATCGCTACTGACAAAGTACCTGTGGTCAATAATTCCCATCTGGTACCATTGTATAGAGCAATCTGGTTAGTTGACATTGGTATATAATATATAACAGTTCCACCAAATGTGTTTGAGGTGTATATAGGGTTGGTTGGATGGAGCCCTATTCTACCTCCGATAGTATCCACGCTGAACTGAGCTGTAACGCCGTAGTCAGAAGCTACATGCACCACTCTAAAGTATGTACCATCATAAACAATGGTGACGTCCTTATTCGCTGGTATTTCACCAGTCCTCACAACTCTAGACCCGTCTGCATTCCTAAGGGTTTTAACCCCTAAGCCTGCAACGTTTACTGTTGATGTCGTTGTGTTGGTGTTAGCAGGTTGAAATCGTACTCTCATACCTTCAACATAAGCTGGAGGAGACTTCTGTGAGTCCGAAACAGCCAGAAGGTAAGCGTTAGCACTTCCTGTGTCATTGTAGAAGTCACCACGAGCAGAGTATATAGATACAGCCTTAGTAACTTGATACAGATCACTTGCAGATGGGGTTATATCCACTGTATCCACTAGGTTCAATGTCTCATTCTTAAAGTCATTAAACTCAGCAGCTGGAAGTGTACTAACAGCATCAAATTTATCTGGAATAGTTCTCATTAAGCTGTCCCTCCATTATCTTCAACCACTGTAGCACTTTCATCTGGAACGCTAACTTCCTCTTCTATAGCTACAACAGTTGAATCATCCTGTACGATAACAGCTTCTTCAACAGGAAGGCCGGCTTCAAGTGGGTAATCGGGATTCATATCTGTACCCGCCTCAACCGGATAATCGGTGACTGTTGGTAGCTCGTCAACTGTGGCCTCTATTTCTACCGACGGCTCAACAACAGGCTCTACGGCAACGTCCGCTGGAACCTCACCAACAGTTGTTTCAACTGGAGTAGTCTCTAATGGTAATTCTGCTGGTGTTACAGCTTCAAGAGATTCACTCGGCGCAGTTTCACCGCTAATGACGTCAACAGTAACTACTGCTTCCGGCTCCAGGGGAGCTTCTACAGGAGCAGCTTTTTCTTGTGGTACCACCACTACCTCTTCTGGCAATGTAGGCCCTTGTGCCTCTTCCCTGGCTTCTAGAGACACGGTCTCGTCCTGCGTAGCTGGTGTAGGGGCTATCTGTACGGGCCCAACAGCTTCAACTACTACTGCTGGTTCTTCTACAGGCGTAGGAGCTTCTTCAACGACAGCAACCTCAACCATAGGTTCTACTGCTACAGCTGGGTATATTACACCTTCACCCGACATAGCTTCAGGCATATTAAGCATTGGAACTGCGTCTGTATCTGCTACAGGTGCAGGTGTGATCTGTAACTGCTGTATCTGAGAAGTAATAACAGGTAACACGGAAGCTGCCTCATGTAGCTCTTCAATAGCTTCAACTGTTACAGGGGTACCAGGAACTACTTCAATAGCCTTTAGTGGCTCTGTGATATCCTTGAGTACAGCTTTCTCAGCTAGTACTGGTGCTACATCTAAGCCATGATCCAGGCAATGAACATAGCGCTTGTCAAGTGTATCAAGCATTGTGTTACGCTCTTCTCTTAAGACCTCTAATAGCTGTGCTTTCAGCTCATGAAGCTCTAGCTTTAGCTCTTCTACGGATAGACTATCCTTAGTATCGACTGTAACCTTATCACCGTCATTGTCTTGGTATATAAATTGTGACATTATCTCTATTCCTTTGTAATTAAACTATCTTCTGCTGAAGCCGCTTCAGCATCAATAGGTGTTGGTGATATTACAGCCGCAGCTTCTAGAGCAGCCAGTTTAGTTGGATCATTAACTTCATCTTCTAATAGCTTAATAGCTTTCAAAGGCTCTGTAATGTCTCTAAGCTCTTGTTTAGCAGCTATTATCTCAGCAGTATCAGTTCCTTGCTCTACAGCTCTCATATACTGATAGTCTAGCTCTTGGAAGTAATCTTTACGTTCAGCTCTAAGCTCATTAAGTAACTGTTCTTGTACCTTGCCCAAGTGTATATCAATAGCTGAGTGTGGAGTAACATCGCACCAGCAATCTCTGTACTTCCTATCACCTGGTATATCGTCTTCTGTTATTCTGCGGACGCTGATGGCACCAGCAGGAACTGACTTCTCTAGGACATGTGCTTCATACTCCTCGTCTGTTAGAGGTCCTAACATTTCTTCTATTGATGTCTTCGGTGCCGCATGAATTACAGCAACTGTGCCATCCGCGTTAGTATATACATATTTTAAATCATTCATAATTATTGATTCCCTTGTATGGTACAGAACCAGGCGACATCAGGATCCGTATTAGTGCCAGCCGAATTCTTAGCTTGTAACTGTACATTGGAGGTATTTAAATTATTAGCATAAGCCCAAAGAGGGTTGGATGTCCATGGAGTGACTATTACGTTATAGTTATTTGCTAAATCAAAGTTTACAGTGAAGTTTAGGGTCACTAACCCTGCACCGGTATCTGTAACGCTTGTTGTATTATAACTATTAACAATACCACCTGATAATCCTGACGTACACCACACCTTATCTGCACTCTTATGATAATGCTGTCTACCTGGTGTTACCATAATTGTTGTACTGGTACCAGTTACTTGCTCAGCCTGGGTGGCGGCCACTACCAAATCAGACGTTAGCGCGATCGTACCAGAAGCATTAGGAACTGTTAACGTCCTTGTAGTAGAAGCAGTAATACCAGAACATTGGAACGCCAGTATCTTACTTGTATCCCCGTCATCAACGATTGTTAGCACGCTATCCTTGATGGACATAGCTGTTGGTAATGTGAATGTTCCCGCCGTCACGGTCTTACCCGTAAAGGTCAGTGCAGTAGGCAAGCTAATCGTCGGATTGCCAGATACTCCATCACCGTTAGTAACCGTAAGTTCGTTAGCAGTTCCAGTAAGTGTACGGCCAACAAAGGTATCAGCTGCTGTCTGATGTAAACTACCATTAGTATTAAAGGCCGCTAGTGCTGTAAGTGTAGCATCCAATGGTTGTGTGGTTGCAGTTAGTGCAACAGTTCCACTAGCATCCTGTACAGTAAGGGTTCTTGTCGTACCAGTTGTGATACCACTACACTGGAAAGCTAGCTTCTTGGTGATGTCACCATCATCTTCAATGATAAAGTCAGCATCTTTAACAGTTAGTACTGGTGTGTTGATAGTTGGAGTAGTGTATGTACCACCAGTAACTGTTTTACCTGTATATGTTAATGCTGACGGTAAGCTAAGTGTTGGTGCTCCACTCACACCATCTCCATTGGTTACAGTTATCTCAGCTGATGTGCCCGTAATAGTTCTACCAACAAATGTGTTATTAGATGTCTGATACAGTCCACCATTGGTGTTGTAAGCTGCTAATGCTGTTAATCCAGAGTCAAGTGGTTGGTAGTTAGACAGTACTAGGTTATTAGGTAATACTTTCTTATGAGCGGAAGCTGAAGCATCGTAGGTTAATATGTAGTCAGCTGCTCCATCTGGTGACGCATCAGCAGTTAATGAAGATATATCCAATGCTGTTGTTGGATTGCCTGAGACACCATTGCCGTTAGTAACTGACAAACCTGTAGATGCTGATAGCGTACGGCCAGTGAACGTGTCTGCAGCAGTTTGTGTCAGTAATCCGTTAGTATTATATGCTGCAACTGCAGTTAATGTACTATCTAAAGGTTGATATGAGCCAAGATCCGAAGTTAGGGCTATAGTTCCGCTACTGTTTGGTACTGTTAAGGTGCGTGTTGTAGCTGTTGTTATGCCACTACATTCGAATGCTAGTACCTTTGTGTTATCACTATTATCTACAACTGTGAGTGCTGTATCTGCTACTGATATTGTTGGTAATGTGTGTGTACCACCTGTTAGTGTCTTACCAGTGAGTGTCACAGCTGATGGTATACTTATAGTTGGATTACCAGATACACCGTTACCGTTGGTAACTGTTAATTCATTGGCTGTACCAGTTAATGTTCTTCCAGTAAATGTATCAGCTGCTGTTTGTGTTAGTATGCCATTCGTATTGTAGGCTGCTACAGCTGTTAGAGTTGCATCTAGGGGTTGATAACTTCCAGCTAGGTCACTAGTTAAAGCAAATGTACCAGTACTATCAGGGAATGTATAGGTACGGTGGTCAGTTAGGCTTGATAGATTGAATACAGACTCATAACCAGTATCTTTACGAAAGAAGACTACTTGGTTTGAATCGTTGGCCCTAGTTGCTATTACTCCATCGCCCTTACCAATGATAAGCATAGGGATGTCACTGTCAGTACCCTCAGCTGCTAGTACTACAGATCCAAGTGTTTGTGCATTGTATACCGACACATAGTTAACAGCAGATGCGGAAGCATTAATACCAATAACTGTATTGTTATTCTCATCCAGTATTGTGTCTACCCTGGGGCGGGTTAGAACTACGTCATCTGCGGAACCACCAGTAATAGCTACACTACCAGCTGATTGCTGTGACATTGTATCAAAACCAGTGATTGAGTAGTTAGCACCTGATCTAGCTATGGGGATTAAGTCAGTTATTACAACTGCACCACCATCAACCATATCTGATATCTTTAAGTTAGCCATTTATATGTTACCTCTTCTAATCACTCAGGTGATAGTATGTATAGCTCGTCTTCTGTTTCTAGCGGACTTAGGCCGTCTTCACTAATGATGTACCCTTGATCTTCAATCTCAAAGTCAAACAGTAAGCTAACGTTAGCGGGTATCAACTTATACAGTAAGCAAGTCAAGCTTGCACCAAACTGTGGTCCGAAAGGTAGTGGGAACCCTAAAGGGAATACATTAGGATATACTTCTGTAACCAATGTAATACGCATGTAGTATCTAGCTGTTTGTGGTCTATCGAAGAACATAATAGGAAACTTACCAGTAAAGGGAAACAACCCTAAGTCACGTCCTGGTGTCGTCTTAATGGTGTAACCTAACCTAAGTGCAAATGCAATGAAGTCTTCTGCTGTTTGTATACCAGCTGCTAGCTTAGCAATAACCTGTTGCCGTCTCACCTCCAGCATACCATCTGTCTTAAAGCACTGATCGGGTATCCCTAGTGCCCGTTCCCACTCTTCAATCAGTAGTGTTGTCTGGTCTATCTGATGTTCATATGTTATGTCGTTCATTAGGTTCTCAGAACGCCACTGCTCTACTGCTAACCCATTAATGAGTGCTCTAAGCTTTGAGTCGTCTATCTGTGCAGCCATAAAGGCTTTACCAGATGGCATGAACACACTTAATGTCTGTGCTTGTTCGTCTTGTGTCTTATCTTTGAATAATCTACCCGCCATAAGCTCTTCCCCAATTCTATATAAAGGTTATTGTGCCTAATACAGGTAATTCACCAGCACCAATTGCTATGTCTGTTGTAGGGGTTGATAGAGTGAAGTCTGTCACTACTGCACCACTAGCATCAACTGTTTGCCATATGGCTGATATATACGAATAGGACTGTAGATCCTCACCCACATTCACATCATCTCTGAATAGAGCTGTTAAGCTAGCTTGTACAGCTGTACGCATGTCTGCTGTTACAGGGGTTAGGGCTGTAAAGGTAAAGTCAACAGTAATAGGTACTGGTGCCCTAACGACTACGTCTTCAACACTGACATTAGCTGGTTTGATCTCTAGTAGTTTAGTCTTTAGTGTAGCTATCTCTAATGTTGTGGGTATTGGTGAAGCATCATCATCACGTGTGAAGTATATGATTACTTGGCCATTAGGAACTGACGGTGTAGCTTCTATAGAACCAGTAGCTGGTGTAGCTAGGGCCGACACAACAAAGGCTGCTGTAACTTCATCTATAACTAATACTTTGAATCGTTCATTGTATTCTATTGGATCCGCATTAGCTATTGTTATGTATTGGCCGTCTTCTAAGTAGTGAGGGCTAGTTGTAACAACGGTTGCTATGCTTCCAGTTCGTGTTAATGACGATACAGTTAGTGGCTCTAATAAAGCACCAGCTGCATCTACCCATAAACGTGTGACACCTGGTGTCTTAAATGCCTGATTACGTATGGAGTTAACATTAAATAGAGCTATTGGATTCTGATACCTAAATAATACACGGGATCTGTACGCTTCATCTTCTTCTAAGTCTGTACCATTAACGATACCATCATAGGGAACCCACACTGTGCTATCCACACCAGCTATACTGTTGGTTAGTAACAACTCAGTACCACTTACTTGGTTCTGTCCTTGACCATATAGGTCTGATACTATTGGAGTGCTTGCCATGTCAGCTGCTGCTGTAATAGTGCCTGTAGCGGGGCTGCTTGGTGTACCCGATATGCCAAATGTAAACACATCTGTGTCGGTTACTGTTATCTCAACATCACCATTATAGGTAGATGGTGTAGCACCTGCTATTGTTACTGTCTGTCCTGATGCAAATGTATGATCTGCTGATGTTGTTACTGTTACTGTTGATCCTGATCTAGTTAAGCTAAACACGCTAGCTGTTACTGTCTCTATTTCAGTTGCTAGTGTTGTATGATAACCTAATCCTGCACTGTCATTGATTAGTGTGTTGATCGGTATTATAGTTCCTGGTGTACCAGTAATGTTAACATAACCGGATGCTTGTGTCGCAGGGTTTCTATTAATACCGACATAACTACCCCAACGCTCTAAGTAAGCACCATCAGATGTATCTGGAAACATCTCAAGTAAGGCATTCCTTAACTGTAGATAGAACTCATACTCACGTCCAGCTACTCCAGTTATCAATGCACCTAAGTAACTATTCTTTAGAAAGGGATTAGAATGTGGTAAAGCTGCTCTCACATCTGCTTTAGCTCTATCATCAACTTCTTTTCTAGTTCTTGGAAATTGTATTGCCATTCTCTATCTTACCTTTTACATGAGTAACGTTAGTTACATGAGTAGCAGTATGCTACACGAGTGATGAAATCACATGAGATGTTTTATCATTACGTTAGGTATGTCAATTTTACTATACCCTAGTGCTTCATAATATTTAGTTAATTCTGGACTGCTTGTCTCTAATTTTATATATGGGGCTCCATACCCTAGCGCTATCTGCTCAAGCCTCTGTACGAGCTCCGCTGCGATCCCCAGACCCCTTCTAGAAGGTGCAACCGCTAAACTAGTTAGCCAATATTCTCGCTTAACAAATCTTGGTTCTGTAACAATATGATGTTCTAAACATACAACACCTAGGGGTAAGGTTAACTGTTTAGTCAGTTCATCCTTAAGTAGAGCTACTAATATATATGGATCATTAAATGTTAAATGATTAATGACCTTCTTAAGAAAGTAAAACTCTTCAGGTTGCCAGTTACGTTCAATAGAGTTCCATAAGTCAACAGTATCTTTAACTAGGTGTGGCACAGCACATAAGGGTAGAAGTGTATACATGTGCCATTGCCCTTACCTAGTTATCATTTTGTAGCATTCCAGACCGTATACCACTTATACTCAGTCTTGTTAACCTTAGTGACAAGTGTCACGTTTAACTCTATACCTGTATGTCCAGCTCTATTAGATGGTAGTGCTTCAACAGCTACTGAGGCTGTTAAATCATCCTTAACCATCCACTCAAGGCTCTGCTGTGCGAACTGTTGTGCCATTAGTATAGTATTAGTAGTTAACCTGCTTTGGTCTAATAACCATAGCTTACTGCCTATTTCAAATCCTGGTTCGTCGGCATTCACATTACCCCACCAGCCGCGTCTCATCATAGGGACTGTTACCTCGTAAGGTTCTGCTCGTCTATCTGCAAAGAGACTAACTATGAGGTTAGTTGTCATACCTTGTTCTAGCTCAAAGTCTCCATAAGCATTTATACCAATATCAAAGTAACCAACTAAGTCTATTAAGCCTGGAACTGATTCATCAACATTAAATAGCTTTAAATCTAAACCTGTTAATTCTGGTGCTCTAAATACGTTCATAGAGGTAAGAGTTGCGGTTGCTGTACTGCTGCCTGATATTAGGACCTCACGTCCAACACCATAAGTTAACGCGGCTGTTACTGTACTGGTGCCAGGAATGGTTACAGCTAAAGCACCTAAACCAGTCAATAGACCCGCTACCGTGCTTGTGCCAGCTATAGTTGCATATATATCTGTTGGTATAGCATAAGGTGTTATAGGTTGAACAGCTGCATACATGCCATAACGTCCATATCCGGTTATGCTATCTTTAGTTAGAAACCCTCCAGAACCATAGAACCTGTTCTTAAACCTACCTTGGGGGCTTATGATACGATCTCTTATTGTAGGATTATTTAAGCCTAATAACATATTTCGTATTCCTTTGTAACTAAGACGTTACCCTTAATAAAAGATAGATAACCTATTGACTTCTATGTAGGAAGTCTATATTATACTGTGTAAGGCACACACTAAAGTATGGGAGAGGTTGAAATGGCAAAGTTTTTTCTAGGATTCATGTTCACAATGATCCCAGTGGCAATTATAGGATACGGCTTAATGACCTTGTTTCAGACTATAACTACTGCGTTGTAACACATTTAACTTGGTGGAAGGAGATACATAATGATTACAGTTACACAACAAAGCCCTACGATGCTACGGTTGGAATCAGGGGCATGTAAGTTTATGGGGGTTATCTTTGGTGTGATCACTCTTGGTACTTCGTTATTGTTTGGACCCTTTGCTATCGTACCTTTAGTTATAACTGTTGGATGTTTCATTAAAGGTGCAATTAGATCTTCAGAAGCTGCTTACCTTGAATCTTTAGTTGTAACTACCTTGGATTCAAGTGGCCAAGTGAAATCCAGCAGTAAATCATCTAAAAGTTGGATTACATACCCACATTAATGCGATAAATCGTAGGATAAGGCGTAGATTGAGGTATAAAATGAGAATTACATTAAATAAGTGCTTATGGACCTTGTTTACTATTATAGTGTTACTATGTTTATTTTAAGGGTATTATTACATGGATAATGTGTTTCTTATCACAATTGGTATTACTAGTTTCTTAAGCGCTAGTGGTTTAGTGTGTTTACTGTTACACAGAAAGGAATGTTAAATGGTTGGAGCTATATTTACTGTATTCAGTATTGGTTTAGGTGTCCATGTGTTAACTTTGATGTTTCATTAACCATACAGGAGTATATTATGACAAAGAAACAGACTATTGAGATACTTCAGTTAAGTGCTAATCGTATGAGATTTGTAAGTATATTCATCAGTTTCATTGCACTTGGGTTTGGTATAATAGCTATTGTAGTAGACTTTACACTAGTGTTAGTGTCTATAGCAGCTCTTCTAGTGGCTATTACAGCATACTGTGAAAGTAAAGCTTATGACGCTTGGATTAATACGTTAACTAGTGGTAAGGGAAACAGGTAAATGGTCTACAGTCTAGATATAACAAGCTTAGTTCTTGTTGTTATGCTTATTATTACTATTATAACATTGTATATAACTCATATCAACTATAAGGATTAATCACTCATGGATGATAAGATTAGAATCTACACTAAAGCCATTATAGGAGTTGTTGTTATTCTTGGAGGCCTTATTGGAGGGCTGTTTTCTTTCGTTAGGCCTTATGAACAGAAGGTTAGAACACTTACTGTATGCCTTATGGGAGCCAGTAATAGCTATACTAAAGCTTTAGGAGGATTAGATGCTTTAACACAAGTACCTGATTCACCTGAGAAGTCAGCTGCTTTAGCTAAGTTGATTCCTGATTTGTACATTACAAAGAACATTGAAGCTTGTATTGCACCAGTTGAAGGAATTAAGTACCCAACAGCACCTGCAGCGGCGGTTAGTAGCTCCGCTACGCGTGGCGAAGCCACTGAGGGAGAAGTTTATTAATTATTACAAGGAGGATTTCTGATGCTAACACTTAAAACCTTTATTAAAAGTTTCTTTGTATCTGTTAGTTTACTCGGTATACTAATCTTAATACAAGCAGAAAGATCAAGTCTACGTCATGACTTACGTATGGAGATAATTAAAACTCGTGAGCTAGAAGATACTGTACTACAACTGTCAACAGCTGTTCATGATTTAAAGCATCCGCGGATAGATAATAGTACAGATAATAGTGTGGATATTCCTAACGCATTATCCAAAGACAACATTGGACACGAGACCGACAAGTTAGAAGAACCTTATTACAGTCAAGCTCTAGAGCTGCTATCAAAAGAGCCGTTTGGAGCTAAGGAGCAGAGGGAGGATGGACAATTTCTCGCTAAGCACCTAAAGATATATCATAAACCTAAGTTGGTTACACCAGATGAATAACTACTTAAAGAACTTCATGTGCTTATTTATGAAGTTAACACATGCAATTCCATCAGTAGTCGCCTTTTGGATTGCTTTCATGTTGTTTCTTGTACTATTTTCACCAATGATTATGGGAAACACGTCTTTTTACATATAGTTCTAGAAATGCCTAGGAAGGCTGTACAGTGATGTATTGATTTAGGGGTAGGTCACTACCAGAAAATTAAATATACCCCCTACACGGCCTTCCCTGACCTTCCTAGACGCTATCTACTTCTTCACTGTAGCTATTGGTTGCTGTTGTTTAGATAATAGCTCTTGTTCAGCCTTTATGGCTGCATTCCCAACACTCCTTAACCTATTAATAATCTCATCTAACTTAGCATCTTTTCTAGGTGCGTCTGTAATCCCAAATACTTGACCAGTTGCTGTGCCTGAGAATATAGAAATGATCAATTTGATCAATCCCATGATTACTGATTGATCAATCCCGTTAAATGTAGATGCTGAAGCACCCGCTAAGGGGTTGACGTTGTCTACAGTAGTTGAAGCTGCTGGTGTTGAAGAGAACCAGCCTTTAATTGTATTCCACATATGTATATATATCCTTTTAAGTTACTTTAGGTTAGTATTAATGTAAGAAATTAAATGAGCGTAGCGTGCCTTACCCGATGGGTGTGATGTTGAATCTAAATCTGGATTCATTGGCCCTTTCAAGAACACTGCTGCAGCTGTTCTAATATCAGCTATAGAATACCCTAACTTCTTCATGATATTCACACCGCCAATGTCAGCAGCCATTTCAATTGCATGAGGATCACTCAGACTGGATACTTCTGGGCTGCAGTGACTAAACTCATGCCCCATAATCAAAACAATCTCATTGTCAGTAAACTGTTGCATCCAATTAGTTTTCATGTACACAGTTTTAATGCTACAGACAGTAGCTGCAAGTTCTTCATTCTGACTAAGGTTAAGAACCATTGTAGTGTCGCCCATAACAGCCTTAACCTTGTTGAAGATAGTTATTAGTCGTTGTTGGCTTGCATCAGATTGAGTGTATGTTGGTACAGAAGTAAGTGGGGGTTGCTGTAACGCTGGTGCACATGCCGACGTTAGAGTCGCAAGTAATATTGCAAGAGTTCTAAAGAACATTTACCGACAACTACCACAATTACAGCAGGGCTTTGGTTTATCGCAGTTCTTCTTGTCCCTACTACACATGCTTAATGTATCCTTTAGTTTATTCTTATCTTTAGCTGGCGGTTGGCACTGGTTATCTTTGCAGTAGAACATATGGCCTGCTGGATGCCTAGCTGGCATAATTGAATGAACTGATGAGACTACTACACCACTAACTAACACACAGAAAGCAGATATTAACAAAATATTGTACTTCATTATCTTTTCCTCACTATATTACAATTTAATTATCAGGTTCATGTTCACCATTCAAGATGATATCCCCTGCCACAACTTCAAATGTCCCACCAACAGTAAACTTAACATCCCCATCAGTAGTAACTTCATGCGTCCCTTTAGTAACTATCTTAATGTTTCCATCTGGGTCTATGGTTATGCTGGACTTACCGTCTGTAGCATCTTTATCTGTGGCACTTTGTTTACCAGCCTCACCTTTGTGCTGGGTAATAACAATACTACCATCCTCACTGAAGAATATTCTACTTCTAGTTTGAGGGCTGCCTAGTACAACTTCTCCAGGTTTTAAATTCTTAAACCTAAATCTAGGTGTATTACCGATAGATACACGGTTCTCTTCAACCCCGTTAACATTCCAGGTAAGCAACTGTGAGTTCAGTGGTAGATTAGAGTAGACCCCGTAAGGTGTTATAACCTCTACGTCTGCTGTTTGACCTAGGTAAGATACTTGAGCTGTATGATATAGGTCTTTATCAGTACTTACGCGTGTGATGTATGTTCGCTTAGTTATCAACTCATCCATCGTAGTCTTCCACATCAATAGTGTACTGGTGGCCTCTGAACCTAACGATTAGGCACTCACCATCTTTGTTACTGTAGAAGACTGTGGGTTGGTTATTGTCTACAACAGCTGATTGAGGTGTAGCTACAGAAGCTATAGGGGTGTCATGTGTAGGGGCTGTGCCAGTGACTGCTTTGTTAAACAGAACTGTTTCAGCTGCTCTTCTTCTAACTAAACCCTGTAATACTCTACCTCCACCTTTATTCCAAACACGGAACTGTTCAGCGGCTCCTCTGTAGTCACTAACATTAAGCTTTCTAACAAGAGTACTCTTTCCAAAGGCTCCTTGACCTATGTTGTAACACAGAGAGACCAGGGCATCGAACTGATTCTGGTTTATTTTAACAACTGCTAATTTATTAACAGCATCAGCAAACTTCTGAGTATCTAATCTTAATAGAGAGTCTGCTTGCACTTGCGATATAACTAGACCAGCATAAACATCAGGTCCTGTATGTCCATAGCCAATAGTCCATATATCAGCTGGACACTTGTATGCTGCTAGTTTACAGCCTTCAAATTCTTTTATAAGGGCGATACCGCCTGCACCTAGTTGAAAGTTATTCATTATTTAAATCCTTTAGCTGCTGTAAAACTAGAAGCGCTGTTATCATACGAAGCATACTTAGAACCATCGGGTTCGTCACCATTCTTCGGAGCTTCACTCTTCTGTAGGACGAAAGCTTCGCGACTCATGATCTCAAGCTCTGTAGTTGAGCCTTCTATATTATCTAATCTATGTGTCGTCTTCACTATCAACAGCTCTGCATTAACATCAACAAAGTCATCAATTACCATAACTAAAGTATTTGGTTGGTATGGTTCCCCATTATAGTCATAGGGACTATGTTGTGCCATCTTAACTGTATATGTGAAACTCTTTGCTTCTCTGATATTAGCTTCCCATTGGGCTCGTTCAGTTAACTTTTTAGTTTCAGTACATCCTTCAGCCATAGCTCGATACTTACGGGATGGCCTGGTGTCCTGATCAGCAGCTGTACCAACAATAAAAGCCCCCTCATCTACAGGTGTATCATCATTAGGGTCGGCTGCATGGTTCTGCTGAGCAAAGAACTTGTACTCATTTAATCTTTCAGAGTCGTCATACTTACCTGAAGCTGCTTGTATTGTATTATCTTTGGCTCCAATGATGTTTTGTATTCGTAGATTAGTTGATACAGTGCTTGCTCGTGTTACGACAACATTACCAAGACCGTCTGTCGTGAGCACTACTTGGCGTTTCGCTGCATAGGCATCCATAAATTCAAATGCACCACCACCAACTTTACCAGAGACTAGTTCTTTCTTTGTGAACGGTTCTAAACCGGATACTTTATTAATAACTTGTACATCTGAAGCCCCAATGTCTTCTAAGGTCTTCTGTAGCACCTGATCCAACGTTATAGGAGCCTTAAACTCTAACTTACCATCAAGTTTACTGTCAACAATGTCACAGGTCTTATCCCGTCCAGCAATAGTTATGGTGTGGAGATCGAATGCGTAATCTACACTTACTGTATCCACATAGCCAGTGAGTATGGGAACGCCATTACAGCGTACTTGACATTTGGAACCTCTTGGGATTGGAAAGGGTTCATTAATATTACAGGCTGCTATGAATTCAAAGGTTCCAGCAATTGTATCTAAGGATCGTGTAACCGTTAATGAAGTGAATTCCACGTAGCTTTTACCACCAACATCAAGTTCTAAACTCATAAGTTATCTATCCTTTTCGAATATACCTGATAAGATGTTTACAGGTCCTGTTAAGTAAGCAGGATCAATCTGTGCTGGAAAATTAGCTGTTTGAAGAAAGTCTACTAAGTCTAGTTTACCATAGTAAAGATAGGTAAGTACAGTTAGGGGTAGTGTCCGTCCATCTATCTGGGTTAAAAATGGCAAGTCAGCACCAATTTGAGCTAAGTAGACTGATACAACTGAGTTGGTCTCTTCCAGTACTTCCAGTAGTTCAGAGGTAGCTGTACTAATTGATGTTACGTCTCTACGTGTTGGATCATTCCTTAGAAACCCACTCACGTTACTAGAGGATGTAGTGTCGCCTATCGCTGTTATTAGGTTCTTTAAAGTACTGTAGGCGTTACCAATAGTTGTTCTAATAACCTGGTACTGCTCAGCTGTTCTGTAGTCTAGAACAGAAGCATTCTGAACCATTAACCCAAATGCTGAAACCTTAATGTAGGCTTCAATAAGATCTTGGCTTACCTCAACAGATACCTGCTGTATTGTCTGAGGTTTAGTTACAAGATCTGCTAACGCGTAGCTGAACAATGAAGCGGCTATACTGAAGCCAGCCTCGCCCGTTGATGTAATTAAATCAATAGAGTTTATCAGTACACTAGCTTCTCGAATAAAGCTTGCTCTATCTAAAGGGTACAGGCCAACCTTAGAATCAAAAGATTTATGAAACTTAACAAAGTCTGCTGTAGCGTCTGATTGAAATTCTGTACGGGTAGTGTATGTTAGAGACGTTGCCTCAACTACAGCACTGAACCTTCGGAAGGCATCTGATACATGGGTAATTGATCTACCAAACTTAGGGGTTGCTGGATATGCTAATTGATAGAAGCTATCTCTAGCTGCAAATAAATTGCCAACAGCAATATACACACTACTAGAACTGAGGGATCCACCTGCTGGAAAGTTTAATGGTTGAGCAACCTTAAACGTCATGTTGATGCAGACATGCCCTAGATTGCCAGTATCCTCATTGATATCATAGGACTCCACAGCACATATACGTATACCGTAGAAGGGATGTATTAAAGTTCCATAGTTTGGTGTCTCCAATGCATTTTTCAATGCGTCTCTATTAGAGAAATAGACTGCTGTGGGGATAGAAGCCTTTATACGTATGGTCTCATTCATAAGACCAAGATCCTCTACATATCGATTGTCTTGATTGGGGAACTCATGTACAACTGTTTTACGCCCACCACAAATATTAGAGTCCTCAATAAGGAAGCTAACGCCATTATAGGAACCAGGATAGAGTTGGGAGAGGATCTCAGACATGTGATATGTACCTTTTACCTTTTAGCTTCTTGTTGTGCTTTATTTGTAGACGTGTAGTTACCTGCTTTGGATTTACCAACTGAAAGATTAAGTCCACCAGCACCGGCAGCATTGACAGAGGCATTACCACCAGGATCTTTAATACTGATACTGATATCACCACTAACCTTATTGTTTAGGTTAAGCTTACTCGGGGCCATCTTCAAAGGAGGTACTGGAGGTAGGGAGCCCACTAGAGGTGAGTTAAATAGCTTTGCTTCTTCTGCTCTTCTATTCACAAGACCCTGGAGAACGGCACCTCCACCTTTATTCCAAACTTTAAATTGCTCACTAGCCCCTGCCGTATCGCCGGCATTAAGCTTCCTAAGAAGTGTGCTTTTAGCGAACGCCCCTAGACCTATGTTATAACTTAGTGATGTGAGAGCATCAGATTGGTTTTGATTAATCTTAGTAGTAACTAACTTATTTACGCCATTTGAAAATTTAACACTATCAGCATACAAGAAGGCGTCAGCTTGAGCTTGTGTGATTTTCATTCCTGGATGAACGTCGGGACCCGTATGTCCATAACCAATTGTCTGGACACCTACGGCATCACTATAAGCTTTTAATTTGTTACCTTCAAATTTCTTTATGAGATCAAGGCCACTTGCAGATGGCGCAGTACTTTCCTTGTCTTTCATCTTCCAGTAAGCATCTAGTGTAGGTGCCATCTTTTTACCAGTAACAGCTCTGCCAAGGTTGTTGACAAATAGGGCAACACCGTCGTTTATGGGTTTCAGGGCTGACCCAACAGCCTCATACGCAGGGGCGGCAACAGATTTAATGGATGCTAAACTCTGATCAACTCTACCCATAACACTTTGGGGCCGTCCATCCTTAAATTTACCTTGTTCATCGGTTATACCCATGAAATATCTAAAATCTTGAAGCATTCCACTCAGTTTAAAAGAGGCTTTATCCAGCATCTCCAAGAATGCATGACCAATCTTGGTGTCATCAACCATAAGCATAAGACTATGCCAGGCGGCCTTAACTTCCTCTATGTGAGTAATGCCGTAGACCAATGCTGCAAAGGCACCTGCAATTAAGCCAGGCCAGCCAAGAAACATAAGTCCAGCAACTGCCAATTTAGCAACTAAGGCTGTAAAAATTAGCATAATCCCACCTAAAACAGCCTTTACCTTAAGGCTACCCAGAGTGATGCGTTCCCACATGCCATCCCAAGATATGTTCTCACCCTTCTTCAAGGAATCCCTAACACCTTCTATCTCTTTAGCCATGCGAAGCATGGTCTCACCTTTGAAGGCAAAGGAGTTACCAAAAGCAACTAAGAATAACTTACCGACACTTTCCTCTAACTCTTTAACTCCCAAGGTCATCCGGTTCATCTTGACCCAGTCTTCATCCTTGAACTTCTCAGCAGAGCCTCCCCAGACCTTTTCAGCAGCAGTTAGCATTTTAGCTTGAATAGCAACCCAGTTCTTCTCTTGCTGCATATCCTTCTGCATCTGCTTGATTTCTTCCATGGTGCCAAGCTTAAGTTCTCTAGCTGTCATCATGAAACCACGCTTACTCATCATGCGTTGAATTTTAGCTGAGGCGCTATCTACCGCAGCTTCATCCCCACCCATTTCAGCAGCCATGTCCATACCAAGTTGGGCGGCGCGCATCATGTTCTTTCCAGAGACATACCCAGTCTTCAGCATAGGGGCTATCATCTTTCCCTTGATATCTTCAACATCAAAAGCCCCAGTCATTGAACCTTTTTCAATTAGATTATCAAGTTCTTTCTTACCAACATTAATACGATCTTTTGCTTTCTCAAACATACGATCGTATTTCATGCCTAAGTAATCATCATGAGCACCCGCTTTAGCAAACTCTTTCATCTTACTAAACGCAAAGAAGCCAACCATAGCGGTAGCTAATCCATTAATCTTGGCACTGGTAGCGGCTGCAATTCTACCGATACCACCCATTTTAGTTTCAATGGCATGTGCAGAAGATTGAATTGATTTTGCTGTACCACTAAACTTATCAAGAAGCGTTATGGCTACTTGTACATTACCGCCTTGTGACATGATTAGTGTATCCTTTTTTAGTAATGTCTGTTATGGGTAGGCTTAGGTACCTGGAAATAGAATAGGGCACTCAGTGAGCTCCCCTGTGATCCCCAGCTGCTACCTACAGCAGCGCATAGCGAAGCTATTAGATGCTACCTAGCTGGTCCATACAGTACCACTAGCACTGCCGGTATCAGGTGTCGAAGAAGCTTTATTCTGTTCAGTAGTGATCCTGTTTGCAGCTTCAATCCAAACGCCTACTTCTGTGAGTGGCATATCCATAAAGTCACTTAAGGTTATGCCACCTTTAAACACAATCATAAGGCGCCCGAATATGTAAGGTAATTCTTCCTCGAGTGCTAGGTCGAAGAAGACACTATAAAAACTGCTAGGTATTCACCCATTAATTTCTCAAAGTCCTCAAACTTAATGGCATCCAGCAGTTTATCTTGTAGTTTTACACCAGGGGCTACTTCACAGATACCTGCAGACAACAGTAGTGCTTTAAATTCATTCTCAAGAGCTACTAAGTCAATATCAGACATGTAAAATAAGCTCATGATGGTAGGGCCGTCAATCTCCATATCCACTACAGGTTCAGTTGTGGCATTTTCTGCAACAACTGCTGGACGGTCTTGGGTGTTCTTCTGCATAGATAAAATAGAGCGGAAGTATCCTTGCTTAAGTCTTATTAGACTAGCTCTATGACGACTTGTAGGGGCTAGAAGCTTAAGTTCATAACTAAAGACTTCGTCACCAGCCTGTGCATATTTGATTGGGTCAGTAAGTTTAAATGTAAATTCTGTTACTGGAAGTTTCTTGTCCATGTGTAGTGCCTTTGGTACGCGCAGCAAAGCTGCTGGTTAATCCTCAAGAAAAGTAAGTAGGCGTGGAGGTCATACCTAAATATGAAATCACACGCCTGTATGCGGTTAATTATATTGCTGAGCTGCCAACAAACTCTAAGTCGATTTCAGAATCTGTACCAAAAGCCACCGTGTAATCACTTGTGCAAAGTGCGTTAGTGATTGTACGTGTAATGGTCTCTCCAGATAGGTTGTCCTGGCCAGAGATGGTAATAACATGACCATGCTGGTTTGCCTTAATGGCGCGCATGTTAGTAATGTTATCAACGGTTGGTTCAATCTTAAACTTAACAGTTGAGAGTTTATGCTTAACATCGTCTGCGACGATCTGTTGAACAGCTCCACCACCGCCAGTCTGTACGATAACCTTCTGAGCTCCAAAGCCTTCAGTGAAGGATAAAGAGTTAGGAACGTAAGCGATTACTAGATTATCAATAACAATTGACGGGTCTACTATTTTTCTAATTATAGCCATGATTTAGATATTCCTTTCTAAGGATTAAAGACTTCCGTCAGTGTTAAAGGTTACGCGGATGTTACCAAGGATTTCACGTAATTGGACAACGATTGGCATCATCATATCAATACTAACACGTCCGTTGGCTAAATCTAAAGTCACGTCTAGATTATCACGATAGAATTTTAAGTTAGCTTCACCGGCACGAGCTAAAACAACCTCACCTAGATCTAAATACAAGCTGCATAGGAACGCTTTGATACTTGCCTTGTTAGCCATGGTGAAACCAGGAATAAGCCCCTCAGCATCAGTCAAACGACATTGAGCATACTTTGCACGACAGTTGTTGAAGTAGTATTCACGAATTTGAGATAGTGTATCTACATATTCCAAGAACTTAAATGAAGTGTTGGGGTTACCGGCAACGTCAGTCATATATGTAGTACAAACTTCACCAACGATAACAGTGTTATTGGCAATGTTGTTACCAATAGAAGAAACACCAGCAGCTTTCAAGTTCAACATCTGTACCCTAGAAAATCCATCACCTTTAGTGATTAGTGGAACGTCCAATAGTGGTGTGTTGAAGTAAGGTAGGGACGCCATGTGCATACCACCAAACTGGTCACGGCCCTGGTCTGTACCAACAACGAATGGGGCAACGTTAGCACCATCAGTTAGGCGCAATGCTCTAATAGCTTGGAACTTAGCAGCAATAACATCGGGTACTTCTCTCAAAGCACAGCCTTTAAGTCCGGCACGGTCCACAGCTGGGAAGCCATAACCAACTAATAGCGGTTGGTTTGCAGATGAAAGCCATGTGGCCAGTGTACCATACGAAGCAGCTTTAGCCATAAAGACAACACCATCAACCACATCATTAGTAACGTTGAAGCGGCCATCCATTAGGGTGTCAATAGTTTCTAGATCCCAAGTTCCTGGATACAGGATACCTTGCCATCTGTGGCCATCCATGGTATCTTCAATACCTTCAAGATCAGGATCGCCAGCACCGTTGGATATAGCTGTAAGCGTGCAGGTAATGCCGGCAGGTAGGTCACGAACCTCTAGGGTTAAGCCATTCACAAACGTACCTTTAGATTTAGCTGTGATTGTAACAGCTCCAGCACTATTATCTGCTGTAAATAAGGAGTTAGTATCTGCAGTAATTTTAGCTTCCAATAAGTCACCAACCTCGGTAGCTGTGTCTTCAGCTGAAACCACTAAAGTGTACTTGTTTTCTTTCTGTGAGCCAACAACAACTGTTATAGTCCCGCCAGCGGTCGCTTCACCAGCAAATGTAAATATACCAGTACCGGCAGTGCCATCTGCATCTTCTTCAAAAGCAATGGCATCAAGCGGAGTAATTGGATTGATTGCACGGAATGCTTTGATGACAGCAGATATTTGACTGTCTATACCAAACAATGCATTCCATTCACCATCATTACCAATGTCTGGATTTAGATCTCCTGAAGTGGCACTTCCTGTGTCCATCTGTCCAATAACAAGTGTTCTGTGGGGGTAGTTACCAACATCCTGTTGAGCAGGCAAGATGTTAAACGTAACTGCTGGCATCGAGATCCGGCTCGTATAATTGTTAGTCGTCATAATCACTTATTCCTTATAGTGGTTCATCATCGAGATTAATCTGTGTGAGTAATACCTCAACATCAAAATCATTTAACTGGTGTAGGTTTAGATCACGGAAAGCTCTTGTGAACTCTGGATCAACGATGTCGTTAGTGGTTATATCTGTTACTGCTTCAAATTCAAACTCATGAATATAATAAGAATTTAAATACTGTAGCTGTCTATGTTGTTTGAAATTCAAAGTAGATTGAGTTTGATCAACAAAGTATGTGGGGTAAGACTTACCAACTATACTCTTTATCAGGTATCGTGCAACATCGGCCATTAAATCTCTGCCCAGTCTGCCCGATAGATCATCCTGCATGGGAACGAACACATACACATGTACTGCATTCATAAGCGATTGTCTAAACACAGCCCCAGCATTATTACTAGACACCGGGTCCGTGATTGTGTACTTAGATTTAGCAGCTGTTACAGACCCCATCACAACAAAGGCCCAGAGAGCATTGGCAGAAGCTTTTGTATAGCTTGCTTGTGCTCGTTCTAGGCTTGCGGCTGCTGTTATTCTTGGAGGCGATCTAACTACTTTCGAAGGGCCGTAGGCTGTGCCGGTGAAGCTATCTAGGGTAGTGTATGTAAAAGTAGTTGTTGTTGGTACTGTTAGTATCTTTTGCCAACCGCTAAACCCATATCTCCAAGGTTCCAGTAAGTATCCAAATGTATCATCCTCACCAACAGTTGTAGGTCCAGTGTTAGGAACTTTAATTGTAAAGGTTCTTCTATTGGGAACACTTAATAGTGTAAATGTACCATTGAATCCTGCATAGCTATTGCCTACTAAATCTACCGTAGGAAACCATGGAGCTGTCGTTGGATGCTTAGTTAAGTCATGATCTGTAGTTGTAACTACTGTCGCTACCGTTCCTGCCCGTGTTATGGACGTTATAGCTGTTTGCCTGGAGGCATTGGCTACATACACATATTTACCAGCAGTAAGTCCATGAGCTGTGGGGGTTACAGCAGTAACTGTGGCACCACCTTTGGTTAGGCTAGTCAATGGTATATCTGTGGAAAATACATTTGTTAAGCCAGGTAATACTGATTGTATCTGAAATATGATGTCAGCTGCTTTCATAAGAATTACCTTTCAACATATTGTCTTAACCTAATTCCAATGATGTTCTCGAACTGTGTAATGAACTCAGAGAACCCAGCATCTGGCAGGAATGGTCTAGCTAGCATCTTTGATGTGCCATCTTGTAAATACTGTGCGTATTCAACATTGGTTGTTATTGTTACAGAAGACCAGCCACTTACATGATCAGCAATAGATCCCATCAACATGCCTGAGGCCACACCAGGAAACCCCCCAGGGCTGCTAGGACTGCCAGCAGACTCCATGCCTTCATGTATGCGCTCAACCCACTTGGTTCCTATTTCATTCATGGCTGTTTGCAGTGGAGTTTTTAATGTGTTAAGCTTATTGATTGACTTCATCAAGCCATCCATACCACTTACTGTAACACTTATCATGTTACAGCATTCACTTTAGACGCTGCACTAGATGTAGAGCCTGATAGTACAGCTTCTAGTTTTAAGAACTTATTCTGTTCATCAAGGTTAGTGAACCTAAGTATATCGTAATACTTACTCGCATAGCTTATGAATGTTTCATTGGTAACATCAGATCTATAGCGAATATAGAATATGTGTGTTGGCTGTACGGCGGTAGCACCACCTAGATCAACCCCGTTAATCACTGAAACTGATTTAGGTGTTTCAATCATACTATAGACATCTGCAATTGTTGACAGCACTTCTGTATAATCGAAGTCACCCCCTTGGGGTGGTGTGAGTACACGTGTGAGTAGTGAGATCTTCCGATTAAGCGAACCAGCACAGAGTGTGTAACAAGTTTTGGAAAGAACTACTGATTTTACCATGAATATCTCCTATGAGGAGGGTATGGGACTAGTTCAACAATTCTATACGAATCTAATAATCCTCTAGCACCACTTGGGATACCTGTAGCACAAGGTCCGCAACCAGCTTCTGCTGTACCGCAGTCTCCACGATTCTCGTATAGGTTGGCAACCATCATGGATATTGCTAGCTTAATAGCTGATGGCACGGATGCAGCTGCACCATAACCTGCAGTGAATGTAATTCTAACTGCTTGTTCTTTATTAAAGACTTGTGGCCATATATATGTGGGAGCTAGTTTAATTCTAGAGTAAGCCGGATCAAAGACCGTGGTGTATGTTGCAGAAGACAAGAGGGTGTTAACGTTACTTATGTCATCATAATATATATTAGTAATCGCTATTAATGGGGATCTACGCAATTCTATGATGTCTTCAAAGTAATCTCGGTATGTGATATATGTTTTAGTTACGAAGTCTCTACGTGTGTAGCGCTCAGCTTGATCTGTAGCGGTTGTTATTAGAAGAGTTAGTAGAGTGTCATCATCTGAGCCAGTTATTCTTAATAATGTTTTTATCTCTGTTAAAGAAACAGGAAGTTCAGATGCAGCTGTAACTAACTTATACGGGTAAGCACATGGGGAGGTTGTATCTATATAGGATGACATGTGTGAACTCCACTAAAGTTAGCTTAAAATGAGGAATGCTAGTTAACGTCCAGTATTAAGACGTGCACATGTGGGGCGTTAAGTCCACCTCCAGCGATCAATCACGCTGTACTACTCTATACGAATGTGCAGTTGGCCCCATCGGGACTCGAACCCGAATTCCCTTCCCTACAAGCACGGAAGGATCCTTATTACTGCTCATGTCTTACGACATCTCAGATTTCCCATAGTGAGCGGTTTACAACTTCCAGCTCATTAGACGATAGGGTCATATTTTAAATTTAAACGCCGTATGCAAACCAATGAATCACTTGGCCTTCTACAGTGTTATAAGTTGAACCATCAGCCACTACTAAATTACCTCCAGTGAAGGTTACATCAGCATCTGCTGTTACCACGTTATTTGTAGCATCTAAAACCATTACTTGAACAGTTGCAACAGTAGTTAAACCAGTTGCGATTGTCAAAGTATTAGCAACAGCCTCACCTGCGGTAGTACTGTGAGCACCCGCGGCAATAAGCTTTCCAGCTACAGGAGCTGCTACAACATAACCAGCTGTGTTCACTCCATCAATAGTGTTAAGTTCAGCAGCTGATGCTGTTACATCTGTGCTGAGCATGTTGTTAATGTCATCTGCTGTTGCAGTAACAGCAGTTCCACCTATTTTCCAGGTTCCGTCTAGGTTAAGTACGTTATCCGTACCTCCCCCAGCTGGTTGTGAGAAATAGTTTGCAGAAGTATTATTAGCCATCTTTATCTACTCCTTATACTAATTGAGTAGTGTAAGGCGCTTTTAATGGATGTCCACCAATACAGATCAAAGATCCATCAATAACACCAGAGTTAGCAGATGGTGTAATAGTGCAACGTACATAGCGCGCATTACCAGCGTAACCAATCTTAGCGCTCTTATTGTCAGAACTGAATAATAGACCAAGAGCTTCAACACCAATCAGAAAAGTATCTGAAACAGCAGTGAAGGTACTGTTATCATCAGAATCTTCAACAAGAATAACAAAGGTTGCGTCAACATCAGCAATAGACCCAAAAGAGGCAATGAAGGTAACTGATTCAAAACCAGCTCGGTCAGCAGATGCGATGAAAGCAGTGTTACCTGTTTCTTGTTTCACATGGTCTGCTATGACCTTTATATTGTTACATAGATCGTACATTTATATCTCTCCAACTAGGTTAAGCACTGATTGTCATAGTGACAAGAGCGTCTGGATTAACAACAGCACCACCAAGACGGCGGTTCATAACGAACTTAACTTGACGGCTGGAAGCTAAAGTATAATCATCACGAATGATGCCCATGCCTTGACGTTCAACAATCATGTAAGCTTCTTGGAAATCACCAAGAACAACTGGAACAGCACTTGCACCAATAGCAGGCATATCTTGCATAAGAACAACAGGAACACCAGCAATGCTACCAGCAACGTTACCTAAAGCTAAGTTTGGATTTCCGTCTAAGCCTTCATCAAGAAGATACTCACCTTGACCATTCTTCAACTTACGAGCAGCTACATATGTAGCACGATTCATAATGAATGTTGGGTTACGATACTTGAACGCAGCTAACATATCCCAGAAAGCGTCTGCTGTTAGAAGTGTGGCATGTCCAGAGTTAACATTGGTCATTCCAGACGCATTCAAGATACCTTGTGCACGATCAACCCCGTTACCATTTATAAAAGCTGCGCCTTCAAACTGAGCAAACTTTTGAGCGGCACGCATGTTGATTTCACCAATCATGTCGAATGCGGAGTCATTCAAGATTTCATAAGTCATACGAGCTTCAGCCATTACTGGATGAGCAGGGATGGTTACACGGCCATAACCTGGTTGTGATTCAGTCACCGTACCGCCTTCACCAGCCGCATATACAGTCATATCACTTTCGTTTGTGTTTACGTCAAGTGACTTACCTGAAATAGTTACAACGCGAGCAAGTCTACGGAAGTCAGACACTTCTATAATCTTATGTATGATCTGGTTATACATATCCTGTGGAACTAAGTACCCACCATCTGTATCACGATCAGTGCGAAGATACTTCTCTTCTTTTGTCCTTAGGTAAGAATCAAAAGCTTTTACGTCATCTGATCTTTCAGACTGAGCGGCACCTGATGGAACTCTGTACATCTGTTTCTCCATGGAAGCCAAGCTAGCTTTCAATTCTTCAATAGTTGCTTCAAGGTTTGATTTCTCTTCAGCAGGCGCAGCTGCTTTCTTTTCCATCAAATCACTTATCTCTGTGATAAGAGTTTTAGTTTCGGTATTCATTTAATATAAGTCCTCTTTAATAAGATTGCGAAGTTTCGTGAGTAGATCTTGGAGTCTAGAATCATCATCCATATTGGGGTCTTCAACGGAACCTTCAGGTTCACCAACTGAGAGATCCTTTAACTCCTCATACTTGTCTTTCTCTTCATCTAATGTCTCGCCGTCAGTGACGTCGGGTTCAGAATTTATGACTGTGTCATCTACAACAGCTAATTCCGGTTCAGGGAGAATAGTTTCAATTGATGTATCGGCGTCAGCTTTGATTTCTTCTTCCTCACGAAGTGTACTTTCGACTACTTGAGTCATATCATCATCCTTTTCTTCTAGCTCTATACTCATGAGCTTTTTTACGTCAACTAAGCCAGCTATCCATTTTGCAGAAGAGCGACTAAACCCTGCCTCTCGCAGGACTTTCTCTAAGTCACTTAATTTTGTGACTATTTCTTTTAGCTCGTCAATTGATTTGACGGCTGTAATCTTTGCGTTAGGGTTTGCTGGTTCACTCACTACAGAGATTTCCCACAATTCTATTTCTTTTAATTCCCTTACGGCACCATTTACTTCAAAGTCTAACACTGAGTAACCAATAGACATATCAGATAAAACACCTTGTTTAGCTAGGGCATAAATCTCTTTACCACGCTGTACCTCTAGGTTAATGTCGCCTTCAACATACAACCCTTTAGCATCTTCTCTCATAGCAGAAGGAAGAAAGGCCCCAATGAGCTCTTTACTATCATGTTGGAAGTACATACGTATAGGGCGATTGGCCTCTTGATATTGTTTAATGGTTTTACTGAAGGCGCCAGGGATAATCACATCCCCAACTCTATCAAGGTCGTATGTTGCAGCGTACCCACTTATACGACCGAACTGTGTACCATCTTGTGTTAATTCTTTAACTTCTACAGTTTCAAAATTAAACTTAGTATACAAAACAACCGGTTGTTCTGGGACAGTAACGACCATTTCAGGGGGTTGTTCTGGATTTAAATCTGTAATGCTAGTCATAGATATTTCCTTTTTAGCCCCAGGCCAAATCAACGGATCCATAGAAGTTTGTACTTGAGCTTGTAGCTGATCCCGCAAACATTAACCATGTTAGGCACGCACCATCTTGAATTTGTGGAAGGGATGGAAGTTGGTTCATTAAGTCCCGCTCGCCAGCTACTCCAGCCGTTGTCAGTGGGACTGTCAATAGTGGTTTGCATATAACGAGGGATGCAACACCTGCACCCGATGGTGCGGCACTCAATTTAAATGTTAAGTACTTCTTTATACCAGTACCACCAGATGCCAGTGGAAGGAACGGGCCAAAGTTATTAGCAGCTGTACCACTATGTGTTATATGTGTAGCAACGGCAGATGCTGTACAGGATATGGTTCCTGGATGCTGCACCGTGGCGTTTGCTGTATCCGTATACTCAGTACCGGTAGCGGCTGTATTATCAATGTTATGAGCAGTGGCACCAAGGCTTGTACTAATGGACAAGAAAGACCTAAGTCCAACACCATTTGTGTATCGTGTAAGCGTTGTAGTATTAGTTAATGTCTGCTGTGATGCAGTAGCCATACTAATACCTGGATAGTATAAACACATATCAACAAGCATTAGTATTGTTGGAACGCCAGTAGAAGCGGCTGTAACAGCTGCAACATTTATAACATGCTTAGTATCTGTCGACACGTTGCCGCCATGGTATAAACCAAATCCTGTCGTATCAGTAGGTACTTGAGCTGCAAGCGCTGAACCACTCCAGGTATTAGCTATTGGACTTCCAGCACAGGAGGATAAATCGTACCACCGACCGGCTGTAAAGGCGTCGCCTCCAGTTTGTTTATTCCAGTCAGCTCTATTGTATTTACCGTTTACTGTGACTTCATTTATAAAGTCATCATTTGATGTCCAACCCATTAGTTCGCTCCAATATTCGTGTTATTAATTCCAGACAAATTTAGCATCGCCAATCAGCCGTCCAGATGATATATTACCATTTGGGAACCCTAAGCAATTAAGTACTGCCCCATCATAAACTCTTATTGGTACAGGAAGGGTAGTTCCATAGGACTTCTCAGAAGGGTACATTACAACAGTATTTACATCATGAGTAACTGTAGTCATCAATAGTGGATACACCAACACCACCGCCATGGTTCCGGTATTTGTACCGGTAAGGATCACCGACTCAATACTTCGGACGCCTGTGTCGCCAGATTGCAGCGGTATGTACGGACCTAGTTGAGACGGGTTATCACTTGGAAATTGTTGATTATTAGTACCACAACTTAGTAGGTTACCAACCCCAGCAGACGCTGTAGTCAGCTTGACTGGAAATGAGGTCCGGCTTCCAACACCTGCTTGGTTCGTGTATGTTACTGCTATAGTTCCAGTAGCTACAGCCGCTCCACTAGTATTCACAACCATCATCTTCACACCCGACCCAGTGGTGTATCTCGGCAGTATACTCACATTCGTCATAGTTTGTGTGAGAATACTTGTAGCATCAATACCCGGGTAGTACAGCAATATATCATGTACTGCGTATGGCCCATAGTATATAGCAGTTTGTTGACCATAAAGGTTAAAGCCAGTTAGAAACCTGCCAGCTGGTGATACATCAGGACCTACATAAATACCCGAATTAGCTGTTGGTATTGTGGCGGTTAGTGCTGAACCAGTATATGTAGAGGCAGTAGTAGAGCCACCAAAATAGGACATATCTAACCAGGTAGCTCCACAGGGAGATGTTAAGGAGTAAATAAATGAAGAGTATAAAGTCTGTCCATAGGTGATATCTGCATCTACATATGTAGTGATATTCTGAAAACCTACTGCCATTTAATCAATCCTCTGTAAATACTATAGCTCCAGCTGCAAACTGTGGTTGAATACCATTAGTGACAGCAAGTGATGAAGTTAAAGCACCTGAGTATAGTATCTGTCCCGCTCCTGATGCTGCTGTCCCAATAGAGAAATGTGTGATTATATTCGAGCCCCCACTAGCTGCTACAAACTGTAACAGGCTGTCATTAGTAACACTGCCTCCAGTTACTGTCCAAGCGCCTGCATCCCGATCGACAGCCTTGCGAGCATAGCTTGCGTAGGTTGCTTCACTGGTAGTTTGATCTCCAGCTTCACCAGGATCTGCCGTATGCAGGGCCATATAGAGACTCACATTACCATCCCATGAGAAGGTGGTGCCTGTAAATGTATAAGACAAGAAATCTGTTTCTAGTGTGTTACCTTTACTCATTGTAAGTCCTTTTTATCTTTACGTGCTTTTAATATTTCTCGTAAACGCTTTACAAGCTTTTTACGTAGCTCACTCTTGAAAGGCTTTCTATGATTATGTATCATTCACCTTCTCCATCACGACCATCACTATATATAGTGCTACACCGGCAATTACAAACATTCTCAGGACTACCGCCATCATCACCAGGATAATCTAATGCTTCACCACCAACTTCAAATGGCTCATCTGCTGGAACTTCCTGTCCATCAGCATCAGCATGCTCCGGTCTAGTAACATCATCAAGTACAGCAATCCAGGTCTTAGTAACAGTAAGCTCAGCTAACAAGGCACTTAATCCGCCAGCATCAGCTATATCTTCTTCTGTAATGTCTATACCATCTGATAATTCATCTAGCGCTGCTAATATATCGGGATCATCCGTATCTGAAAGATCATTTAGTTGATCATCATTTAGATCATCAATGGCTTCTTCAACTTCTATCTTCTTTGTGGTCTCTATAGGGTAAGTTGTTTCCGTTAGGGAAATAGCTAGAGCTCTAGAATTAATACGTTTGTAGTAGTATTCTCTGGTAAACTTAGCTATATCCTCATAGGATAACATGATTCCAGCCCTGAAGGCTTCTGTATCTATCTTGTCAATATATCGTCGAATCTCAAGCTCTGTGGTAGCTGTAATGCTACCAGCTCGCTCAGTGGAAATCTTCTCAAAAAGTTCTTCGAGACGGATCCTTATACGTGTGTCGAGCTCAGGCTCCCCATAATCTTTTGTTTCTACTTTGTAATCCCAGGCTTTAGTATTAACCTGTAATGTATTCCAATGCTTAGTAGCTGAGTCTCTAGTAAATGATATAAATAACCTTGCTGTTCTTTTATAGTGTCGTACTAATAAAGTCTTGAGCTCTTGCTTCATCTCACTTGGAAAATAGAAGACACCAGAGTCGCGGACGAACTGTGTTACTTGGGAAGTGTAACGACGGAAAGTTCGTCGGATTTCTTGTTCTAATTTTTGTTCTAGAACGACTCTGACACGCAACTGTCTTTGGAGGGCTTCTCGTTGCGTGGGTGTTAGTTTTGCCATTAAGGTCTCCGTTGTCTAATATTAATAGACAAATCTATTATTCTTTAATAGTTTATCCACTTCAGCTTGTGCATTGGGATCAGAGTCAATTGGCATCATAGTTGATGGTATGTAAACAACATCTCCACCAGAGAGTGGTTCATATCCCATAACAAATCTAAGTTCATTTAGTGTTAACACACCTGAAGACTGTAAAGCTTGAACCTTATCTACACGACGAGGCTCTAGGGCTTCCAAGGACTCGGGGTCATATGAGAGTGTTAGGAGTTCTTTCTTGTCGTACCTAAACATTAGGAAAGCAGTCATTTCACTGAGCAGCTTATCTAACAAAGGAAGTACAGCATTATCATAAAAGTTTAATACCGAACTCTTCATATTGTCATATGTGGAAAACTCTGCATTAACTAACGGTAATGGGATTCTAAATGCAGTAAAGATAGTGTTTGTAATACTAGACTTTAGTGTGGCGAAATCCATGTCCTTATTACTCTGAGACATCTCCTGGAAATCCGCATTCTCTAAAAGAAGAAGACGTCCAGCATTTTTACTTCCAGAGTAGAATGAATCGACTTGCTGTTGATAACGATTAAATTGATCATCTGTTAGCATCTCTGAGAACTTAAGAGCACCACTTGGACGGGCCCCTCTTTTAAGTAGTGATAGGTTGTGTGTTGATGATTCTAAGTACTGATCAAGCTCTAAAGAGATTGGATTCAGAGGACTCATACCCATAAGCTGTCCAGCATATATGCGAGGGCTGTACGTCTTTATATGCCATATCTCAGTTTCAGCTCCATCAAAGTATCTAAAGTGACCATTAACTTCTTTACGGGAAAACACCCTACTAGAGTTAGCACTAGTGTTTACTGTAATCGTATCTAAGTAACCATCAGTGCCTTCTTTTAAATTAACAGACATTGGGTTTACAATCTGTAACTCCAGTGGAGGCCTGTTAACGGGACCAGTTGCAATAACAAATACATTACCCATTAGAAGGTAGAAGTTAGACAGTTGAATAAAGAACTCAGTACCAGAGCACTGTGCGTTAGGCCTTTCAATAAGGTCTAGCAGTGGATGGTTATAAACTAGTTCATCTGCTGTTGGGTTATTAATAGCTAATGTAATTGTAGCTACAGAAGTTGAGATCATATCGACAGCTGTAAATAGGGGGGCGACTTGAGTGTAATAGTTAGCAGCCTCTTGTGGTGTTACAGTTGTGCTTGTACCATTATAGCCATAAACACCATTAGTTAAGTAAGAATCATAGAACTTACGCTCTGCAACTGGCTTACTTTTGGAAAACAGTTTAGAGAAGAAGTTCGTCATTTAATACCTCATAGTATTCTTACATTACTTTTGGATCTTCTGGATAATGCTCTTGCTAGATACTGTGTCATGGCATCGACCATATCATCATGTTTTGTATAACCAAACTCACAGACTTCTTTCATGAAATCAAGTTTCCAATAAGCTTCCTCATTTATATAAATCTTACCAGATTCAAATAGGCCAGATGTTAATTGGAGACGTTCGTCTTTTTTAAGTGGCATATCACGTCCTGGAATTACAGGAATAACTGGAATTCTCGATGATCGTTTAAAGTCTTGAACAAGCTGACTTCCACTTGATTTATCTTCAATAATTATCTCATGCGCCGGATTAGAATCACAAAATGCAGTCAGTACCTTCTTTAAATCAGGATACTCTAATTTCTTATGCACCATATCCACTAAGTAGTACCCGTTCTCACATTCAGCCCAAAGTTGTATAACTGAGTAGTCATTGTTTTGACCAGTCTTAATGGCTGTGTCACAACTGATACTCCACTTCTTAACTTCAGGAAGCTCTGTATACGTCTTAATCCATTCATAATGAATAATAGCGCCAGCTGCCGATACAGGGTGCTGTTGTAGTTGACTAGCATAGAAGTGATTACCATTCTGTAATCTTACTTGCTCAATGTAATCAGTACTGAAGTATTCTTCAAATATAGACTCACCTGGTTCTATGCGGGGATCAACCCAACCTAGTGCAGTCTTGGATCTATGGTCACCTTCAAAGACAGCTGGAATAATTAATCGATCCCATTTAGGATTCTTTAAGTATCTACCGCTTGTATCTTCATTGTGAAGTCTTTGCATAACAATAATAACCCGTCCCTTACCTGGAGGAGTAAGACGAGTCATGAAATCATTCTCAATGCTACGTGTGACAGCTTCTCTTTCAAGTGTTGAAGATGCCGACTCAGATGTCATTGGGTCATCAATGATAAGTGTGTTAGCGGTTACACCAGTAACCTTTGAACCCACAGAATAACTGTAACGCACCCCCTGGTAGTTATTGATACTAGCATTTTCTGTATCTTTAACGAGACTAAAATCACCATTAGGAAAGAAAGCTTTATACCAGTCTGAGGTAACAATTTGTCTTGCTTTCTGTGCATTTATAATAACCAATCTGTGTGTATGAGAGGTGCATAAATATTTATGTGCTGGGTCACTTAACCAAGTCCATGTTGGGAAGAGTACAGAAACCAGTATAGATTTACCAAGACGATACGGGATATTTATTATTAAGTTTTTAGTTTTACCTTCATGAACCGCTTGTAGGTGATCACAGATAGCATCTAAGTGCCAATTAGGAATCAACTTGGTCTCTGGTTCAAGTAAGGGCCAGGCTTGTCGTACATACTCACGAAAGCTTCTTCTAGCAAATTCTTGATTAAGCTGTTCTAGTGAAGGTAATTCCATGTAAACCTTTGTTATTTATTATTGTATTGGTTCTAGTACAAGGTAAACTGGCTGTGTTCTTGGTTATTTTTCAAGGTACAACTTTGCGAGCTCGTCGTGCTTTCTTCAAGTTATCTCCTGGACTCAACCATTGACAATTACCTGGTTCGTAGTTCCCGTACGGGTCTATACGATCTATGTGCCAACCTTTTACAGGTTTAGGACCCATATCTTCTAAAAAATTCTCAAAGCTTTTTAACCATCTGTCACAAACTTTAATACCCTTAGCGCCATAGGCCATGTAATCGGGACAGTTTTTATTTACACACCGCTTCAACATGGCATGATAAGATGAGTATGTGTAGTCGCGACAACTTCGTGTAGCTCTGCCGTGTGTTATTCTATTAGCAATCCTAAAACAGCCGCAAGACACGGTAGTTCCACTTATAAGATTACCACCTTGAATAATTTTTTCTATACCACATACACACCTACATAAATGGCACCACTGTTTACCACGTTTCTCAATATATGGGTCTACTATAGTTAAATAGTTATATAGCTTACCGACAGTCATTGTGCGTGCTTGCATGTCTACCTCTCGGAAATAATTTCAAGTTCCTCTATATCTTCTGGTGATGGTAGTGCTTTAGCCTTACTCATTGTCATTCTCAACATCTCAAGTTCTTCAGAAGATAATTGAGATAAATCAAACTGTGGGCCCGTAGAAACTTCAGCCATTACTGCTAATTTATCAGTAACCTTACCTTCAACACGATCCCAGATCATTGATATAGCAGCTAAGTTTCCTTCAAGACCTCGTTTAACTAACTGCAAAGCAATAGCTTGTGCTGCTGTCATCTTGTAGGTTTCACGTGTAATAGGATCTTTAAGGTCGAATTCTGAGTCTAACAACTTCCGAAGCAGAGTTCTAAGCTGCATTCCAGTTTTAGTTCCCTTTTTCTTATGAGGAATGGCATCAAGATTATCCTTTGACCACATGTTTTCACGTAATGCTGGAGGGAGTCTGGAGCTCTTATCATCCGAAGAAGGTGAATCAGTCATTATGAACCTCTTATTATTTAATTTGTCTCTTCATTAGTAAAACCGGTAGTTCGAACTCATTTGGCGGTTGGCCGTTAAAATAAATATTTACCGACAAAGAAAGTACCAGTTTAGCTGCTAGGCCCGAAACGAGCTAAACCGCTAGGCTGCTATCTGTAGCGTACCCCCTATATAGATATATATCTATACTCTTAACATATTAACTGTTTAGAATGTTTAATATCAATATCTATTTCTATAGTTTAATATCAATATCTATTTCTATAGTTTAATATCAATATCTATTTCTATAGTTTAATATCAATATCTATTTCTATAGTTTAATATCAATATCTATTTCTATAGTTTAATATCAATATCTATTTCT